ATTAGCAATTCTAAGCCGCACTGATTGACCTGTAGTTGCATTTATGACAGTTTGCCCTTGGAAACTCCCTCGCATATAGTAGTCATTGAGTCCTGTTAAATTAGAATGTGAAAAATAAGAATAATTTGAAACTCTACTATCTATTCTTGTCCTGCCTAATATTGTGATGGCATCAGTGTTAGCACCTACAGAAATAGTATTAGCTGTAACCGGGCCAAATAAATCTATGCCATTAGCACAAGTTAATGTAGTACCTGCTGGGTTTAAAATGAAGTTAGCACTAACATTAGCTGCATTTTGTAACAGTACTAAAAATCTTGGTTCTGCACCGCCTGAGTGAACACTATCTTCAAATATAAATTGTTGCTGTTCGTTTCCTGCTGGATTATAAGTAAACATAAAAGCCATATCAGTAGTACCACCTGATTCATACTCAATTGCTTTTGTTAATGATGGATTAGAACCTCCTCCCATTTCTATAACACCAGCATTGTTCCATAGCCCATTACCATATGTAAAAGTACGTTCATCTACATACCCCTTATGGATTAAAGAGAGGGTGTTGAAGTTTGCAGAGTAATCAGCAAAGTATTGAACACCTTCCGGTGTAGCCCTATTATCTTCAAAAAACATACCGCTTATGCCAAGTGCACTATCATTTTGTGGGTCAATTATAAGACGTACTGCGTTAGTGGTAGTTCCACCTTGTATAGATGCCCAGGCTCTAGTTGTTCCCACATCTATTAACCCAAAGTTACCATGTGAGTTCGGTGTTTGAAGATTCACAAATCCCCCTGTAGGAGCTTCTATACTACTCGAAGCTGATAGAGGGGTAGTTCCCCCATTTAAGAGATAAGCCCCATCATTATATCCCAAATCTGGAATCCATCTATTACCATGAATACTGAATCCGTTGGCTGAATAATCAGCAGCATACCCTATACCTGATTGATTAAGGGCATCGGTAATTAACATACCCGAAGAACCTAGATGTATATGGCTTTCCAAAGCTGAGTCTCTATACCTCATATATGTACCAGTACCTAATTGACCTAATGATCCCGTGGCAGAGGATGTTAATACCTGACCGACTTCAGCAAATGATGCTGTTATGGATGATATGGAAACATTACCATCAGCTATAGCTAATTGATCATGAGCATTAGTAGGTACAGCATCAGTGGTAAGTACTAGCCCCCCTGTTTTACTTACAGTACCTATCAAGGTATCACCTAAAGTAAATGCAGCATTAGTTGACCAGAAGTTTAAGTCTGGGTTACCAACACTCTGTGATCCCAAATATAATATGTACCCTGTAGCTGTAGTAACAGCATAGAATATAGCATCAGGTGTTTCAGTAGTACCTATAGTACCGTCTGATTGAGCATAGTATTTAGTTTCTGGAGTTAACCCTGATAGTCCTAACATAAAACCATCAGTTGTGAATGTAAAATTATCCACATCTGACACTGCAGTAACTATACCTAATATTATATCCCCTGTTGTAAACTTAGCATATCCCCCACCCTTAAATGTTACTACGTCCCCTACTGTTAAAGCATGGGCTACTTGACTTATGGGTTTAATGATTGAATCCTTTACAACATCTGGTGGTGTTGCTATCTGATCTATTAAGTGGTCAAGAGCTAATCTAATCTTATTTACACTGCCTGGCCAATTACCAGGTGCACCTGGAGTGTATACTAAGTTATCAGCATCTATGTTCGCCTGGGGTAGGAATGAGTTAATGTCTAGTGGAGCAACTCCACTCGCTGCATTCAACTGAGTGACCAATAAGAAATCCGCTGGATTAACTGGTAATTGAAAGTCGTTTTCTACCCAAGTTCCTCCCGATGTGTACACCCCACTGTATATGTATAGCTTGTTGACCTCCATCACATTAGAGATGATAAAGCCATCTAATGGAGTTTGGAATTGCCAAGCACCAGTTTGCCACTCAACTACATTATCTTCTTTACCCGACCAGGCACCAGTTGCTCCAGTATCGGCAATCAAATACCTCTCACCTTCGGTGGGTGAACCAGGGGGTATAGCTAGTATATCTAGTACGGGTCTCAACCAATATTGAGTAGTGGGATCAGTTACTGGAACCCAGGCTGCTCCAACTGTATCATAGTAGTGAAGCTCCACTAAGTCTGGAAAAGATGGGTTTAGTATTTTACCCCATAACACATAGGTTTTAGATGGAGCTGTCTCACTCCTAATTATACCTACTACGTTTCCTATATTTACTGGCATCTTATGTTAAGTTTAAATATATTAAATCACCATTGTCATCTATGTAGTATTGGCCTTCTTGTGGGCCTGATACTATTAAATCCCCAGCTGCATCTAGTGTTAAGACTAGGCCTGGATCATTTGCATTATCATATACTAGATCACCATTACCATCAATTGTAACCTCTATAAATAATGGCTCTACAACTTCTAGGTTATAGGTTAGTGTTGCAAGGTCTGCATTGATTGGTTCTACTAAAGCTATTGCTCCTAGTATAGCATTGTATAGGTCAGCTGTTATAGTATTTGGACCGGTTATATCTAGGTCATAATCACTACAAGGCTCACAATCTCTATCGTATTGTTGGCCTGAGTCATAGGTTATACCATTATCATAAAGTATACCCCCTGGTACTATCTCCGTAACTATAGTGTCCACTCCTAGTGTATATAGTATAGCTTCAAATGATCGAATAGTACCCTTTATTTTATATATGGATATTATATGGCTTAGGAATCTTCTATACGCTGCTTCACTATTGGTTAGATTTGGTATATCACCCAAAGTAAAACCTATGTATTCCAACATCTCTACCCTAGCAGTAAAAGGGTCTATCTGGTCAGTTACCTCGGTTACCTGACTATAATAAAACTCATCCAGCTCTAGTCCAAAGATTTCCATGTACCTTTGTATGAAACCTTTTTGTTGCCCATCTTTTAAGGAGTCCTCATCTATTATATAGTCAGGTAATAAATCTATTATGTATTCTAGTAATCCCATTATACTGATTGACTTGAAGTTGGTTGACTTAGTACTGTAATGAATAGATCAGCTACGTCTATGGTAAATAATGAAAAATCAGTTAAGATCAATGCTCCTAGGTAGGGCTGAGTTGTAAACTCCCAAGCATCACCATCTGCATATCCTCCAGCTTGTACAGTAAACTCAACTATACCATCTATAGCTACATAGGTGGCTCCCACATCTACCTCACCTTTAAATGCTCCCTCTCTGAATACTCTAACCTTATCAGTAGCCAATATGTATTCTAGTTTCCAGCTTGTTTTATTTACAGAGGTGGCAAATGTTTCATTAGTCCATGTTAAAACGTTAGTTCCCTGAGTGGGTCTAGCATAAGGTTTTGTATATAAAGATGTTAATGTTACAAAGTCCACATTAGTTTGGTTGTCAATTAAAGCTTGTAAATCCGATAGTCTTATACTACCATTGATTTTTTGATTGTCTATATTACCGAATTCTACCAAAGCTGTTTCAACTTGTGTCTTAGTCTCAGTGATTGCCTTTCTTGCAAGAGCTGTTACAGTAGCCCCTATCACCACTTTGGTTTCACCCGATGCTAATACAGTTGGAAAGGTTGTAACCATCTTTTTTAACTCAGCTTCAGCCTGGGCTATTGCTATTAAAGACCCTGAAGCTAACCCTCCTCCTGTTGGTGCTATATATATGGGTATATCTTTACCACAATCAAAATTTACTTCGGACCTTTGAACACCTACTAAATCCTCCATTACCTGTATATGATCATCATAGGTTACCATCCTTGATAAGGTCTTTATACTTAAAGGCCCATTCTTTCTAATGCTTTCCGTGCTTTGATATAGAGCACCTGATGATGAGTTCTCTTGTGAATTAATTAGGCTTACTTCCAATGCTCCAGGTAGTACTGCATCAAGGCTTAAAGTATCTTCATCAAATAGCCCCGCTCCTACCTTACCACCAGGCCCGTCCGTCTCTTGATATATTACTGATAAGGTTAATGCTGCTGATGGTAATTCTCCATTTATACCATCCCCTAATATGATGTACATGTTGGAATCTATGTCTAGGTCAACTATAAATACCTTATCATTAGCTCCGTAATTTGAGAATGATTTAACTTCTGTGTAAGGGTCAACATCTACAGTTAGTTGTATTGAGTCTTCAGTATATTTGGCACCTAAACTAAACCTCTGGTTTAAAGTACCATCTGTTGTACCTAATGCTACATTGGTTACCTCCACTACTTGTTCCATCGGTATAACAGAGATTGTATCATTAATGGGTATAACAATATCAGAGGTAGTTAAAAATCTTATACCATCCTCGCTATCAATGAATGATCCGGCATTTATAGTAAATGCAGATGGTACAGGTATGGACCAGGTTAAAGATAAATCAACCTTTTCAGATGATCTAGCTTTTATTCTATAATCTAATATATTAGTGTGTTTAACTACGGATGTTCTTCTAGTAGCCGTACCCATGAAAGATTCCTCAGCTGCGTTGTCTATGTACAGACCTAGCATCTCAGCTATACCAGCAAACATACTTATAATAATCACAAACGGGTTTGACTCCGAGTGATCAGTCATCTCTGGGTTAGAGTTAGTTACTCTGGATAGTAGAGAAGCCTTGATAGTTTCAAATGACCTATCAAGAAAACCAATCCACGCATTTTTTACGTCAGCCATTAGTATACAATTTTCTTATAAAATGGAAAAACAAATATTTCCTCTAGGTTGGAGTTTTTCAAACGATATGCTATAGATACGTCCATACTTTCACTCTGGGTGATATCTACAGATGTGTCTAGTACTTCTATTCGCGTTTCCCATTTAGAGAGATTATCGAATATGATAAATTCCACTAGTCCTTTTAATACTTCATCATTAGGCTCTTCCAATAAATCCTCCAATAATGATACAAACTCAGTTAAGAATATTCTAGTATCACCCCATGACAGAATTAGTTTTATAGAGCTATTGATTAGATCAAAACCTGTATCTAAGTCTACACCTCCACTTGCATTTACCTTGATTGGAAATGTTAGTCCTTTGCCTACGTAATTCTCTAATGCCATTATGCTATAGATAATATGATTGGTATTGGATTTGCAATAACACTAGGACTAACACCAGTAGATACTACCCCAGCTGGTATAGTAGCTTGTGCTCCTTCAATCCAAGTTTGTAGTCCGTCAAGAAAGTTATCTATAGCTACATCTGATGATTGTTCATCATCAGTGTTATTAACTATTGCTAATAGAGCAGTCTTAAGTGCTGGTTTACCTGTTGCTAAACTCATTCCCCTATATTTATGTTTGTTGATTTAATTTCAATTATTTCACTCCTTAAATTCTGCAGGTCAACCAAAATATTAAATAAAGGTTGGGGTCCCATAGTTGTATTAGTTTTTGCCTTTAGTAGCAGGTCTATTAAATCTTCTAGTTTTGTTTGTAAAGTGTTTCCTAATACTGCTGGTTGTAAGGCTTCTCCATCTTTTAGTATATTAATACTTCCAGTGGATGTAACATTTATTATCCCATTGGTGTCGTCAAGTTCTATCAAATGTCCACTTGGAGTTTTAAACCAATAGTTATCAACATCTTTTAGTTCATCCGGTTTCTCCCCCTTACCAAAATACCCATAAGACCATAGAGGTTTTCTTGGATTACCCTTTTCAAACTCTATCCATACAAGGTCATTTCTTTTGGGTATTACTTGAGAACCATACCCATTACCAGAGTAGTTAGATGCAGGCCAAGCCCAATGATCTAATACCATATCACCATATACTTCAGGGCATGCAATTTTAACTCTACCAAGACCAAGCGGATCATTTCTATCATATACATACCCTCTATATTTGGAATAGAATAACCCAAGTTTCTCTAACCCATAATTACTCATATCATTTAACAGCTTTACTATTGGATTCATTGGTCGTCTGTTATGGGTATGCTCTTTAGTTCTGATGTACCATCAGCAGGTAATGTAACTACTTTGTTTTTATAATTACCTAATCTATCTACATTAACCTCATTAGGATTCTCCGCGTCCAGTAGGTTGTTACCATTCTTGTACATCTTAACATTACAAATATAACCACCTTCTGGGGTTATAGTGTGTTCCACATGATATACATAATAGTTACCTGAATACTTATTACCAGCCCCAAGGATTGTTATGATTTTGCCAGATACTAGTGATGGATCACCTATGATCTTAGCTGAAGAATCTTTTAGCTCAAGGTCATTTCCAGATTTTCTATTAACTCCAATCCCTGCAATGTCTTTAGGGTTTGTTTCTACTGTGGGTATAGTTTCCTTCTTTGAGTATACCCTAAACCCTTTAGTATGAATTCTACCAGTAGCATCCAGTGCTGCAGTTATATGGGGTCTTTTACCCAATACCACTTTGGATGTTTGAGTACCTTGTTTACTCCAGTATATAAACTTTCTATCATCAGTGTCTAGTTTCTCGGTTTCCATTATTTTAGATATGGGGTTACCGTCATCATCTTTAACTATCCTTTCTACTGACAACCCATCAAAAGTTACTGGTCTATCAAAGGGGTTGTCCTCACTTGCTATTACTTCTTCAACAGCTTGTTGTTCTAAGCTCATCTCCACTGTGTCACCAAGTACACCGTTACCCAGTTGTCCTGCACCTATACCACCTTGTATGTATTTTTTCTCATCCTCTATCCAACCCGATACTGAAGATGATATGGTGTTCTTCTTCATCTGGTAATTCTTACTAGCGGGTATAAACTCAAGGAGTATACCCGGCTCTCCTTTATATTGGTAGGATTTATAAGGTAATTGCTTTAGATTTCTCCTTTTGATTATAAGGTTATCATCTCTACCCTCCAATACTAAATTATCTATGGGCTCTATAGCTACAGTGTCATCCATAAACTTAGCATCTGACTTTGCTGATTGAGGTAGAGCTTCATACTCCTTGTATTTGTATTGTACATTTCTAGTGGAGTCCCTCTCAACATTAAATTTACTTGCCTCGAAATCCATTTCGCCCTGCCTAGCTAAACCAAACTGAGTAGCTGATTCCCCTTCTTCAAAGGTTTCACTTTCATCAACTACCCCATTAACTCCATCCTGTACAGATAGACCATATGATTCAGCTAACTCATCTATAGTACCTTTTAAGTTGGTGCCATTCCATACATCCTTCGAGGAGTTAAGCTTTGTATATGCTTTCAAGCAGTAGGCTTTTATCTCTAGCCTCACGCCAGTCTCATTAAAGGTGGGTATTATATCCCATATATAAACTTTCCTCTTTTGGGTAACTCCCCCAGTAAAGCCCCATACTAATATGATTGCTTTATCCTCTTGAAGGTCAGGGTCATCCACTATGTTAACTAGATCGGTTTCAATAACTATACTTGAGTTGTCATCTACTTTCTCGGAATGCACATAGGAAAACCTAGTAACTCTTTCAAACACAAGGTCTTGAGCTTCATTAAATATTCTAACAAGAACTCCTGGTGCACTCATAGTAAAGCTTTAATAGTTTCAAGGTTGGGTATAATTAGCTCCTGACCTATAGTTAATTCAAATGGGTTAAATATTTTGTTAACATCCATTATAACCCACCATAGCTTAGAATCACCATAATATCTATAGCTTATCTCCCATAGGTAGTCCCCCTCCTTTAATACATAAGACTCATCCCCTTGTGTAAAATTTGGATACACGATAACAGGTCTTTTTAATAAAGTCCTGTTTTCTTGTTCTATAAGAAACCCATTAGCATATGGGTTATTTTTTCTTAGTGATAGAGTTGCCATTAGTTATCAAATCTTCGTTCACCTATTCCTGTGTTATGATCAACTACCTTTCTTAAGGTTAATTCTTGATATGCTTGTCTAGGTAGCATAGCGTTCTCTTTATCAAATAGAGATAGTTTATAGGGTGCTCCAGTGATTATCCATGTAGTGTACTTAAATAGATCACCAAATATTAATAGTATTCTAGGTGGAGAATCTTTATAACCATTGGCTCTTGACAGAGATTCTACCCATCTACAGTTTGCTATAACATCTTGTCTCAATACATCAACAGAGTACCAGTCTAAGGTTATTCTCAATTGATCCTCACCCCCTGTGTAATGATAGAATGGGTTATTTCTTCCTACTGATGGGATGACTGCCCAATTTGCTGTGGGTTCTACATCCAATTGTAATGGTACAGTTTGAATCCTTAATTTTTGTACTTGCCTGTCCCTGTCATCCAACCTTATCAACCACATGTTGGATGGTATACTTTGAGGAAAGTCTACATTCTTCTTCTTAGGCCTACCAAATAATGGTGGTATATCTAGTTTTCTAAAAGTTGATGCACCCATAATTTATTAATTTGTGTCCATTGATAACATATCAGATAATGACTCCTCTTGTTGGGTCATTATAATTTCTCCTACTTTCTTACCATCTAGGTTTACTGATGCAGCTGCAAATTTTTGGTCCGATTCTTTTGATGCTCTTGATGCTAAGAAGTCTGCCCACTTAGCATCGTGACCAATTGCTCCCTTACCACTAGTTTTGGGTTTCATATTAGATAGTAAACCATCACCCCCTACACTGTCCCACCCTAGGCTTTTCTTAAGTATAGCTTGTCTACGGTTATAGTTAGCATTAGCAGTTTTACCTTTAAAATCCCCCTTCATAAACCCTACAGTACGGTCATACATATAGAATATACCTTGAAGTAAAGTTCCTAAACCATACCCTACCAATTTTAACATGGTTTTAAATCCAACCAATGCTCCTATTACTGTAATGATCATTCCTACAGGGCCAGTAATAACTCCAAGAGCTCTACCAAGTATACCTAGTCGTAAACTAGCAAATGATAGACCCCTAATGAACCCCATTATTCCTTTACCTCCTCCCATCATAGATGCTCCACTGGCTGCAGTTGCAGCTGATTGAAACCCTTTAACTCCTTTTCTAGCAAACTGTCCTCCTGGTCCTATCCATGAAGCTCCTTGTGCTACTGCTGCATACCTTGTGGCTGCAGCTGCAGAGGAATTCCAAGCCCAAGTTAAAGTTTTACCCATAGAAGCAAAGCTTACTGTAGAAGCTAATGCCATTAGTTTTATGGAGGTGAATAACACTAGCAGCGGTCCACCTATTAGTAATACTGCAGCTATACCAGCAGCAAGGATTACAAATGGTTTACCCCATGGTGTTTTAATAAATGCAGTGGCTTTGTTTATAATATTGGTTAGCATTGGAACTACTGTTCTAAGCATTGGTTCCAAAGCATTACCTACTTGAATCTTGAATGCCTCCCATGCAGAAGTCATAATTAGGGTATCACCTTTTAATGAATCCAACCTTAATTTAGATATTTGCATAGCTGCCCCAGCTGATTTATCCCTAACTATGGATAGTAGGTCTGATAGGTTATACCCAAGTTCGGTAGCTCTAAGTAATGGTGTAAATGATCTTGCTCCCCTTACATTAAATAGGCCAGTTAATACAGATAATCTATCTGGTGATGCTAAGCCTCCAAGTTTGTTCTGGAATACAGATAGCATATCTACTAAGGGTATGAATTCACCCTTGGCATCTTTTAACATATTAGGGTGCAACCCTATTGATTGAAGTATGTCAGTTTGTTTCTGTGTTCTGAATGGGCCTACTACCTTAGCTAGTTGAGTTAACATTTGAGATAACCCTCTACCAGCAATTGAACCTGGTATACCTGCTGATCCTAGTACTCCTATAGCTGCGGCAGCATCCTCAAAGGGTAATTTAACATCACTTGCAGCTGATCCTAAATATTTTAATGCCTCATGGAGACCCTGTACATTAACATTTGATCGAGTAGTAGTCTTAGTTAGTACATCTGCCATCCGTATGGATGAGCTTGCTCCCATACCAAATGCTGTCATCATGTTTGTCATCATGTCAGCAGCACCACCCTTACCATTTATAGCAGTATCAGTAGCAGCACCCAATGCTGTTACTGCATCAATTGTTTTGTAGATATCACCAGTCTTAAAACCAGCTCTACCCATATACTCCATTGCCCCACCAACTTGCCTAGCTGTGAAGATTGTACTTTGTGATACTCTTAGTGCTGTAGCAGATAAGTCCTTTAACTCAGCACCGGTTGCCCCTACAACAGCCTGGGTTCCTCTCATCAAATAATTAAACTCGGAGGAGGTCTTTGTTGCATTAGCTAATCCCCTAGCCATACCATAGCCTACTACAGTCATACCAACGCCTACTCTTCTGGCCATTCTAAGGTTGTCTTGTGCTACCCTCCTTGCATTGGAGTGCATAAGATTCATGTCCCTAGTTGCCTGACGGGCATTAGCACTGAACCGGTTATGAAGGCTTAGAGCAAGCCCTATACCCATGTTACTGGAGCTAAGAGAAATCATAAGTTATTTTTTGGTTTCGTCCTCGATTTTGGTGTGGTGTATTGTTGCTATGGTGATGTACCTTAGCCTTCTGGAAGTAGCCATCTTCCTAAACTCAGTCTCTGTAAATCTCATGTCTGCGGTGCAGCAGTAGTAATACTGGTATTCAAGAGACTGAGTAGTGGCTTCACTAATATCAATTATTTCAGTCTCCCCCTCTATTAGGCTTGGGGGAAGAAAAAAGCTGGTAGCAAGAACATTGATAGTTCTTCTGTAACACCCGATTTTGTTACCTGTGTAATGCAAGTGAATTGTTCATCATTTTTACTTAGAGCCTTTCTTATCTCGTTCATCTCCCTACTAGTAAATAGACTTAAATTCTCTATGGCTGTCCAAGTTTCCCCTGTATATAGTTCCAATGATCTAAGTTTAACCTTATCATTAATACTGAGCTGCTCAGTGTCCCCGTCTAGTGTTGATCTCTCCATCTCACCAGTAAGATATCTCATTCTTAATTTCTTTCCACTAGCAAGTATAAATTCAAATGTTTCAGCTGCTCCGGCTGGATAAGCCTTTATAACCTCCTTATCCATTTTATCTTCTTCTAGCTCTGTGTAAGGCTTTGATAGATCACGATCAAATTTTGATAGGTTTTCTTCAAATGGTGCCATACCAATCTTGGGTGTTTGAAATGTATAATCGAACATTATTTCATCACCCAGAGATAATAACCTAGCTTTATATAAGCCGTAGTATATGCATCTGTTTTTCATTGCTGCTACTCCCTCCCAAGTCATTCTGGGTTCTACTATTAAATTAGCTAGGTATCTATAGTAGGCAGTACCATCTTTATTGTAAGATGTGCTTGATAGTATATCTTCGTCATCCCCATTAGCCTCTCTTATGGTTATGACATTACCATCAGGTAGTGTAACATCCTCAGTGTTGTAATTTTGTTTGAAGAATGACTTGTTCATATCATCCATCACTTTCTTGTCTCCTGACATAGTTTTAAATTTTTAGTTTGTGTTTAGTTAAATAAAAAGAGCTAAAGAAAAATACATATCCCTTTAGCTCCTTAATAGTCCTAGTCCAATAATGGATTAAATGTATAACTCTTGATCAATACAGAACTCTATGTTTTCAATAGTGTTTTCAGATGACATTCTGTCAAGCTCTACCCCATTAATTTTCTGAGGCCAAACTCCTACATAGTTCCAGGTGTTCAATACTGTTGACCCATCTGTAGCTAGCTTTTGAATTTGAACAGCCTTCTTATAAGCTTCAGGTATAACCCCTCCACCAGTAAATTCATTTTGTACCAAATTAATCCAAGCCCATATAAGCTTATCTGGTAATGATGCATTATACAATTTCTCAATCCTTAAACTACCTAGTTTAAGGATTCCCCCCGTTTTAATAACGTGGTTACCTTCTCCATGCTCCACTATGTCAATTTCTCTATCTGCTAAGAAAACCTTCTGTACTAAGAAGGGGTTCATACCAAATAGGAATATAGAGAACTGGAATTTTTTATGTGGATTTGCTATATTAGCCATGATTTATTAATTTAAGTTATCTTCAAAACTAACTCCAGATGGAGTTGAAATAATATTGATTGTTACCTCCTGTAAAGATACTATCTCTTTTAAATATAGCTCTACTACATACTTACCTTGATCTAGGTCTGCTCTGTTGTTTACAGATAGGTCAGCATCGGTGTTGGCAAATTGATCGCCTCTCCATGCATACTCAACTAGAGCTCTCTTCTCTTTAGAAGCTAAGTCATTTAAGAAAGGTGTTACCTCGTTATACATCTCTGCAAATGTCCTAAAATCATTTGGTTGTTCTAGGTATCTCTCAATGGACGGTTGTAATGACTTCTTGATAAATATCAATAGCTTAACCACATTTATAAATGATTTTCTGGAAGAGTCCAATTGACCTGAAAAGTTACCCTTGATAAAGTTTCTACCGTTCTTGTTAACTACAGCATTGATTTGTCTCTGAGCTAGTTGATCCAATTTACTACTACCCCCAGGTGCAAAGTTATTCACAATGCCCAAGGCACTATCTATAACTCCTCTTTGAGTTCCAGCAAATGAATACCACTCTCCAAACTCAACAGATGATCTCATAGCAGCTCCTATTGCATCACCTAACTCAGATATCTCATAAGGGGTATCTGTATCAAGGAATGGGTTATCAATCTTCAACCCTCCAGCTATAAAGTAAGCATATCTAGTATCTACTGCGGCAGCATCCTTTGCTGCTTGTAAAGCAGCTACTGTGGTATTGGAGTTATCAAGGTGTAGGAATGCTACGCAATCCTCTCTGTTCTTAGTATATGTTGCATAAGCAGCCAATACCGAAGTATCAGAATTATCCAATGGTGCAATAACCTCAAAGTCATCAAAGTTATCGAATGCATATGGACCTGTTCCTCCAGCATCACCTGACCAGTCAGCAGCTATTGGGCCACCTACTGTATTGGGTGTTGTGATTACATTAGTTCCTACTAAGTCAGCTGTTGCATTAACTCCAGTTGGATTTACATGAGGTACTCCAGCAACGTTGGCTGTAAATACTAGATCAGCTACTGCGCTTGTTAGGATTATGCCCTGTGTTAGGTATGCTGCTTGATTTGCTGTAACAAAGTTTGCAGCTGTTGTTGTTAGATCAGTGTCAAAGGTTGCCACTAGAGTTAACCCTCCAGGTCCAGCAATGGTAGCGGTACCTGATGTACCAGCTAAAGTTAAGGTGTCAACCTGAGCAACGGCTCCTACTCCTCCATCACTTCCACCGGTTGCAGAAAAGGTTCCTGTGTCTGGAAGTAGTGGTGCAGTGAACCCTGAAGCATCAAAATATGTTACATTAACAATCTTGCTTTTAGATATCACATCGTCTAAGTAATGTGAGTTTGCAACATCTGGCATTAATGGAATTTTTAAGTTCTCATATTTTTCGTTTATACCTGGGCTATTCAAATGTTGAATCTCTAGGTTAAACGCATCGGTATCTCCGTTAGATGCAAGAGTGATTAAGGCTATAACATTGTTATAATCTACACCAGCATATTTTAGGGTAAGACCGAAATAGGCATCTCCACTCTCTTCACCTAGCGTACTTGGGAAGGTTGCTTTTGCAGCATCCAAAGTATTAGGGTCGGCTATGTCAGTGTAGTGTCCTACTTTATTTATTCTCAATTGAGCACCTCTTAGAAAAGCTCGCTTCACTAAGGTAGGCCCTTCAAGACCCTCAACTTCTCCACCATATTTCTTTTGAAACTCAGTCCAGTTGACCATGATCTCATCATCGTGTCCAAATGGACCTCTAAGAGTTCTCACAGATACTGCGCTAGTGCCTTTCAAAAGAGAATCAATGAAGAAACTCTGGTCTATCTCATTAAATTTGATTTTTGCAGAATTTGGCATCTTTTATTTGTTTAATTTATAATTTATAAATTTAGTATTGTTTTAATTGACTTTTTTGTTCAGTTGGTTTTGAACTCTAGTTGCAGTATCATTAATACTTATTCTATGAGGCCCAGATAGTATGGTGGGTTTGGAGAAGTTGTATACTAGTAACCCAACTATATTACCTGAGTTGTTTCTAAGAGCTTCACAGAATATAGTTCCTATACCCCAAGCCTTCATGTAGTTTTTGAATTGCATCCTATCATCCCCTAAATTATCATTATTGGTTATCTGAAAATAATCCGTAACAGATAGCTCATAGGTTATGGTATGAATCATTGCATCTAAAGGTCTATTAGTAGTCTCTCTTTGCATCGAATCAAAGTTTGGGTATAGAGCTTCATAAGTCATGCTGTATTTTTGGATTGACCTACCTGATGAATAATATTCTCCATTATGAAACTCCAATATATATACTCTGGAAGCTTTTAACTTCATTAGGGCAGTATATAGTATTGGGGTTATTTCTAAAGCTAGTTTATTAGAGATCATTAATCCCATTCTGGTTTTAGCTTGTAACCGTCTATTTTTATAATACTTCCATAGCTCTACTGCTATGTATATAAGAACTATAGCTAAGCCCTCGTATAATTTTTCCATGATTAATATTAAGGTGAAGTTACGTTTATTATACTTGTATTTGCTTGATCATCTTTATCCTCAACAATATTGATATCTGTCATCTTAGGTATATTAGATGCCACTACTTGATTTACTATTTCAAATACATCTATTGCCTCATAATAATACTCTTTTTGAAATATACCCAATGATAGGTCTGGGTTCTGTGCAAGAAATGTATAGGTTACTAAAAATGATTCATTAGCATCATTATAGTATGGTACATATATTCTATTGGGTAATGCTAGAACTCTTATTTGTTCTAGTAACCTATCCTGTGATGTTTTGTTTGATACCAAGCTTACTTTAAATCTGTAAGTAGATGAGGTACTAGATGATGATACCTTATCAAAGGTTAATCCATTAGCAACATATGCTGGAGTAGGATCATTACCTACAGTACCCTCATAAAAGCCCTGCCCAGTAATTACCACTCTTGGCATCTTCTGTTCACCCCTATCATTACTAGGGCCATGACCAAATAGGCCAACTGCAAAACCATTAGGGCCCTGCTCTATAACTGACATGGCTGCATCAAAATCTGATTGACTAGCAGCATAAGTAGTACGATCAGCTATATAACCATGCTCTAGCAGTAGGTCATAGAATCTTTTCTCTACGCTTCTTTCAACAATCTCTTGTATGTTTCCTAGTGTACTCATCTTCCTATGGTAAAACCACTTCCTCTTAAAAATTGTATTTTTCTATATATAGCCATACTTACTATCCTAGCCATACCTTTTGCTCCTCCCATCTCATCCACTGAAGGCCTCCATAAGGGTCTCTCTGGAACTCCAAATCCATACTCATGTCTTGTAGCAATTTCAGATATTGATATACCTCTATGGTTCATTGCAGAAACTGGTACTCCAGCATAATATGTAAAGTTACTCCTCCAAGCTTTTATAGCATTATAATAAGCCTCGGTATCGACCAATATTCTTGGGTCCCCAGAATTAGTTCCAGGTGCTAATGGTAACCAAGATAGGTCCTGATTGTTGATATGACCTTTAACTATCTTCACTAACTTCTCAGCAGCTTTTCTTTGACCATATATTGATGAACTCTGTAACGCAGCAGGTAATGCCGCTAGCCCCATCTTTGCTCCAGTCCAATTACCCGTTAGTGTTATGTTTATCATTGATCTAGTTTTGATACCCCTGTTTTCACTTCCTCTCTTCTCATAATAACTTGCATCAATAGGGGGTCTGTAGATGCTTGAGCTAGTTGAGTATCACCATCTGCTCGATATATTATACCGTTAATATTGAATATGTCTTGTTCAGGCTTAAAATCGAAATACCCATCTGGGGTTGTATAACCTAAACCGGTTAGATATTTAATATTAAACATAACTATCAAGTTCTGATCATCCAGATTACCTGTAGTCTTATGTTTAGTTATAGGCCAGGTTCTAAAATAGTTATAACCAACTAAAGCCATAAGTTCTATTTCTGTGTAGGTCTCTTCTTTCTCTTCATTATACATAGCTACACCAGCAGGAGCATGTCTCAACCATATTATGGTCTCTTGGTTATACTCCTCGTGGATATCATTAATTGCCTTCCTGTAGGCGTTCCATTTACTAAGTCCTATTTTTGGCATTATCCAAAGTTTTTGTTTAATATAGTTATAGCATCTGTTGGACAAGGCTTAATTGCCTTCTGGGGTATTACTGGGTTCTTAGATAGTTGTCCACATATGGGTAGATATATTCTAAGTCTTTTAGCTAACATACATAACTCATTTGCCATGTTATCAAATGCTGATTTACCATCGGGCCCAGACTTGAATAACTTCTCAAGTGAGGCAGCTCCATCAAACCATTCTGTATCTGTAGGGCCAGTAGTTATCTTCTTTACTGGTACTCCATCGGATGTTGGGTCGTTATTACCAAAGAGTCCTATATAAGCTTTTCTAGCAACTAGATTTAAGAAGTCATAAATCACTAGTTTAGCGATTAGAAAATTCACTAGAGGGGGCCAATTTGATTCCACATTAGACACTGTTATTATGGGATCAACTATATCTTTTAAGTACTCCCTCCAGTAGAATATTTTCATGTTTCTATAGTCCTCGTCTATGGTTATACCCTCTGGAGTTTCTGTATCTATCATTTCTTGTAATGATGTAGTGTAGTTATTCTCATCCACTACCCTGAAGTCCCCAGCTGATAGGGGCTCTGCTAATGTGGTATCAACCGGGGTATTGATAACTTTATATGCATGACTTCCAAGTACTCCTGTGTTGGCTGTTTCAAATGTGAAGGTTACTACATTATTACCTGTACCAGATATAACTCCATTTGCTAATGTAGTTTCAGATACAAACCCGTCATTAGAAAATACCAATGTTAGAGTACTACCCGTTAAATCTAGAGCTACACCATTCTGGGTATAGGTAAAAACCTTTACCTTCTTTCTATCCTTAAAGATTGTAAAATCCGATTGCTGTAAGTTGCTCATGTTATTACGTCTATGTTTTCATTATTATCGCTAACCTGAATATCACAGGGTTCGTCTGTACTAACTATAGTATTTATATTATCAGATATAACTAACTTAGTATCTTGAGTGACTAACCTAATATCAGCCTTGTAGACTATAAGTGTAGGTGATGAAGAGCCCCCACCAGAAAGCCCTAACCCATATGTTAATATCGTCATGATGGATGTCTTTTCATTATTCTTAGGAAACTAGGATTATCAAGCTCATCGGTAAGATCGAACCTAAGTAGTTCAGTTATACCATCATATTATAAATATATAGCATTTAGTATTGTATGAGGTATACACAACAAAAGGAGCTAACTGTTAAATTAACTCCTTTTATAAATTAAGCTATTACCTTAATCCTTTTCAGGCTCTTCGTCCTCTAATAAGTACTCCTTCATCTCTTTGAGTTTTAACTCAGAAAATTTAGCTAGAGTATCTTCATCATGTTCAAAGTTCTCTTTGTAATAATCTATAGCATCATCCTTCTTTGTAAAGCTGTTGACTAATTGCTCAGCCTTTTCTTCTTCAGTAAGTTCCAGTGGTGCTTCAGGAGCTTTCACTTCCTTCTTGTCATTAGGGTTTTCCTCTTTCTCCTTGGCAGCTTTTGCAAGTGCCTTCAATGCTTTATCTTCATCCATATCCTTGATGTGGTTATGTTTCAGAGCTACCGAAATTCTTGCAGTGATTGGTCCTAAGTACTCAACCGGAGTTTTGTTACTTACTACCTTTAACTTGGATTGAGGATCAACAAAAACCGAAGCTCCATTTTTACTACCCAATACAAAGTATCTTTTACTCTTTGTTTTTTTTGCCATGATATATAAATTTTAGTTATTTAATTACTCTATGATAACTTGTTCCAATGGATCAACATCCATATAAGCAGGGAACCCATTTCCAGAGAATAGTATACTATCATCTATAATCACCCTAGCATCTCTGTACAAGATGCCAAACCCAGTAGTCAATGATGCATAAGTTTCAATTTTTTGGTTTGAAACTATTTTATCAGATTCCACCAATAGAGGTTGAGCATTATACTTAATGATTGCTGATGTTCTATCAATAACCATTTGCTGATCTACAGGCATGCTACCATGAATATAGTATGCAGAACTTTGAGGTACTGGAGTTTTCAAGTCCAATTTCTTCTCAGTTGTACCAGTATCTCTTAACTTGAATTCATCCAAGAATAAGGTTTCAATAGCAGCTTCTTCGCCACCAATGATCCCAAAAGGAGTTCTACCGATTCTAGCCATTCTAATCCAAACTCTTAACAAGTCTTTGTAAGACATTGATCCGGTTGTTTCAGTACCAACTACTGGAGCTGATTCCGAACCATCTGCCTGCTCACCATTAATAAGAGTATCAATCATAAGAGCATCAATGCCTTGATTCAACTTAACCCCAAAGTCTTGGAGGAAGATACCAATTACGTTAATTGATACATACTGTACCACTTCGTAAGGTATTTGAATACCACGTCCCATCTTCTTAACCTTTAAGGTCTTTTGACCGAAACTTATAGTTCCAGTTGGAATGCTTTCACCTTCACCCACATATTTTGGTGTAGCATCCGACATGTTTAAATGGGGAATAGTTACTGTAGGATTTGAGATAGTTTGTTCTGCTGCAATGAAGTCAGCCCAGATTGGAGATTTTCTCAATCCCAAACGTAATGCGTCTCTTATAATTTCAGGGATCAACCATCTAGCTGATTCATCAGGTAAAGTGAAAAGATTCTGGATGGAATCAATACTAGCATTTAGGCCTAAATCATCATATAGAGCCTCCATACTAATTCCCCATTTCGATCTTACAAATTCCCCAATTGATATGTCCATTGGGTTATTAGCATCCTTTCGCATGGATTCACAAGACATTACTACTTCTTGTAAACTATCCTTGTACTGCGATTTTCTGTATTGTTTAGTGTTCATAATATATTTGTTTTTAAAGTAAGCAAACTTTTATAGCATCACCATTTGTCGCAGCTTGCGTTAAATTATGACCCACTACTAAATCAGGTTCTGCTCCCCCAGCAACATACTCTCTCAAACCTGTTGTTCCGTTGTAAGCACCTAACTTCACGATTCCTGCATCTAAGCTGTCTGCTGCAGCTTCTGCATTAACTACTGTGTAGCCTCTCATGACTACTGTAACTTCCTCATCCGCAAGTCCATCATGCATGGAGTAACCTATTACTAGAGTTCTCTCATCATCAAGGGCTGCAGATTGTACTGTTCCTGTTGCAGTCAAAACTACTGCATCACCTTTATTCACTGTTTGACCTGTTTCAACTACAAAGCTAATACTTAGCTTATGAGCTTCTGGATCTATATGGAATTTACTGGTGGTTGGGGTTCCTAATGTATTTGGCATCTTTCTTTATATTTAAGTTTTAGTTAGATTCCTCTGTAGGTTGTACACCATGTATACCAGATGCATGATTGCTTGACTTACTTAAGTTAGCCATCACTTCTTGATTACTCTTAGGGGTTGCTGGAGTAGCCTCTTTCTTAATTGGCTTACCATCTGCTCCCATCACTCCAGTATCAAGGTTTGCTGTAGAAGCACGAGTTACTATAGTTTTACAATTTGGACATTCTGCTTCAAAACTTTCTTCGGCAGTTGTTCCGTACTGTAGAACTAGAGCTGAAGCAGTGTCTAAGTTTGCTTCCGCAATCATTGCTACTATAGCATCTTGAGCTTTATCAGCTCCACCCACTGATACGTGGTATAACCTTAAGGCTTCATTCCTAGTGGAAGTTTTAACCTTTTCCAATGCAGCCTCATCTAATTTACCCTTAGCAAGTGCAGCTATATCCTCTGCGGATAGTAGTACACTATCTTCTGGGTATTTTAGTTTGAGAGCTGTCAACTCTTCGTTAGCTGTTCTCAATTCACCGGTCAGTTTTAAGACCTGAGCATCTGTACTTTCTGCTGGAGTGAATGCATCTAAGCTAATAGACTCTTCATTCATGGCAGCAAATACAACCACATCGGTGGCATCCGCAGCTAAACCGAGTTTACTGATCAATAACTTTTTAAGTTCTTTGTTCATAGCTTTCGATTTATTGTTTAATTTATTTATATTATCTTTAAGTATTGTTGGGTCTGCTGTTAGTTGTATTTTCTCTGTTGTGTAGTTTTTCCAATCCAAGAAGTGGCCCATCTCTTTAAATTGCTGCTCTGAAAAAGACATAGCATTCGACTCAGCATACTTGGGGTTAACTATCTTCTCATCCTCAATTTTTTGAGCGTATGGGTCTGCCCCATGAGTAACTAGTGATATCTCATCATAAGCAATGATTCTTGTTACCACCCTCCTTACTAGCTTACCTTCTTCATCAAAGGTTCCCAGTCTACCGAAGAATTCACTACGATCCATTTTCTTATGAGATTGCTCCCACTCAAACCTAACTGTTACAGACACTGAATGAACCGATGGTGGGTCCATCATTATACCCCTAACTAGTTTAGGGTTAGCTTTACCATCCAGTTTAAATCTTGCATTTATACCAGGCGGTACTTCTACTCCTTCATAGGTCTTTTTGCCTTGCCAGAAAGTTTCAAATACTGATCCCACCTCGTTACCTACTATGGCATCGTGATTGGTCATTACCGCTTGACCAACTAACTTCGACATGGAATCCTTTAGTACATCTCCTTTTCCAAAATCTACAGGCCCAAACTTGTTAACTAATATTTTGGATAGAGCTCTAAATATGGGAAAAGCAAACTCATCATCAGCTGGGGCAAGATCACTTGCTTTCACATCTGGGTAATACTTATTAAAATCGGGTGTAGATGTATGAAATAAGCCAAAGCTTTCTATAGCCATGGGCTCATCCGATAGTATATCTTCAATATCTGAAGCCTTTGCCACCATGGGTATCTTGTTACTCAGTAACGTATGACCCATAAAAAAACTTTCTTTTGATTCAGGCATTTTTAATTTTGTTTTTGTAAGATTCTATTTTATTTTTTACCATAGACACTCCCAATTGTATTAGAGCCATCCATACCCCATTAAAGCTATAAGCTAAAGTACTAAAGGGTTGATCTTGACCAATGATTACCATTAACCAGGTCCATAATTGAGGAGTATATGGTGTAGTTATGGGTAGTAACATTAAACTAACCAACATTCCTAACCACTCATGTTTAAAAAACATACCCACTTCACTCCAACCCAACCCATCATCGTCAAGATCATATTTTTTCTGGTCGAATAATAATTTACAGAGGTTATAGAACAACCACCCATATAATGCTAATGCCCACGGGTTACTAAGGAACACAGGTAATTGTACTGGTTCTACAGTCCCCATTCGGGTCATATATATGATTGCTAGTATAGTTTTCATGATTTCTTTGAAGATTGATTACTTGTTTGATCTTTTCTTCACTGTCCCCTGTGTATTGTTCTTATCGGTCGTCTTTCTTTCTGACGTATCCTTTCCCTCCTCCTTTTTCTTCTTAGCTGCCGCATCACCGGAGGGGTCCTGTGTATTAATGTCTATTCTTGGTTCTTTCTTATCGGGTTTAACATATCCTAACTCATCAGCCCATTGTTCTAGCCCTATAATACCATATTGGTATTTTACGATTTGATTCCTTACCATAATCTCTTGGGCTTGTTGGTATTTCAAATCATCCTGTATGGTTGATCTTTTGAATACAACATTTAAGTCCTTAAAACTAAACCCTGCCAGAGATAGTGCAAGTTTATACCCAAACTCTAAGTTCTGGATAATAATGTTTTGAACATTGGTTAATTGAGCTAGCATCTTAGTAAACATAACGGTTACAAGAGTTTCACTTGCTCCGGGTCTACCCATAAATATTGCATCATACTGTAAAGCTGATGCAATAGCTAATTCGTTTTGTTCAAATAAGCCCTGTACTCCTTCAGCAGATTTTACAGTAGCTTTAAAATCAAACTCATGATCATCAATAAAACCAACATTTGCTCCATCGGCAAAGCCTTCTAATACCCTTTCCTTAGTCTCAGTTAGAAACTGTATCAACCTCGCTTCATAAGCAGGCTCAGTTTCATTCTCCATCATATCAGGCTTTGCTATCTTAGCATCTAAGTAACCAAGAATACCAAGCATGTTGATAATGTTTTTAATATTATCAACCATGGAGGTTTGAGTAGCAATTGGATCAATTACTGCCATATAAGGAGGAATACCATAGGGGTTATCCAAATCCCCATTTAATGCTATATACTTATATTGGTTGGTATTTAATTTTTTAAGGTCTTTATCGGCACCAATTATACCTAGACCCATATTTTTTAGTTTCTGATATGGTTTATAAGTTCTAGCCCCCTTATTAACAACAAATCTTACATTCTCGGGTTCTAAGAACCTAATTTGATCAATCTGATTTAAAGCCATGTTTGGAATCCATTCAGTAGATAGTGCTCCTCCAATCATGATTTGCCTAAACATCTTATTAACTATTCCATCTACTCCTGCTGCACCAGCATGCCATGTAGATGAAGCATCTTTTAGATAGGCTCTCATCTTATCTACTTGATCAGCTGGAACACTAGGATCGAAGTTAATCTTATGCCCAGTATTAGCCAGCCTAACAAAATCATTCATTGCTTGACTTACATCTGGGTTTATCTTGGATAGTTTTCTTAAGATGGGTATAACATCAAACTGAAACTCAGGTGTTACAGTTCTTAAACTTTTAGATAGGCCAGTTAACTCATTAGGAAAAGGTAGCTCTCTTTTTACAGAAGCTCTACTATTCACTATGGGTTTAGTGACGGGGCCTATATCAATCTCCTTTCTAGCAGCTTTAATCTTATCACCACCAAAACCGATATTTATGTCTAATCCTAAAATTTGCATGATTTATACGGGTTGAACTATTATACCTCTTAATTTTATTTTACGAACATGATTGGTTATTGCCTTTGCTAAGATAGCATCATCTGTATAACCATCATCGCTTGAGAGAAGATCATCAGTTTGGGGTCCTGAACCTTTCCCCATTGCTACAGCTTTGTTTTTCTCATCATATATAAAGGTGTAGGCTTCTTGCACGAATGCTTCATCCTTTATTATAATGTTATTCAGCCTGATGTCTTCCTCAAGTTCCCCTATTATTATGGGTCTATTCTTGGAAGTTGTATACCAACCTGGTATCTTCTCTTCTTTCGGCTTTCTTTTCTTTTTCTCCTTAACTAACTTAGTAGAGTAATAAAGCTTACTGTAATTCATCTCCTGTAGTTTAGAAGTTACTGCCAAACCTATATCATTAGATTCTGGAGCTAGAATTGCTCTATGATATATGTTACCTAGTCCTGCCATTAGTATTGCAAGCTCATTTGGGGGTAGTTTACCCTTATAAGAACCATACTCTTCTCCTTTTTCATCCATTATGGATAGAGCCGAGTAATCTCGTGATCTACCAGTTGAAACGTCACCCCCTATTCCAAACCTTCTACCATTCTCTGGTAACTTATAAATCTGTAAATTATCCCCCATTGAGGTTTTTACAGATTTTAGAACTTTATCAAATTGCCTATGTTTAGTTAGGTCTAATGGTATGTAATCATTTAAGCTTTCTTCTATAGCTCTTATATCCAATAGATCAAATACTGAAGACCCTGACGTTAAAAAATCGCCGTCAATTTCTTGAGCAGTACGTCTTGGTCCCAATGATGCTGACATCTCATTATACCAATTTGGGAACTTCTTGGTAGTGTCATTATCCTTACCACGTTCTGGGTGCATCTCCCATTTAAGTCGTAATGGAGTAAACTCTCCACCGGAGCAAGCTTCTACCCATTTTTTGTGAAAGAAGTTCCCGATCCCATAGGGGGTGTTATGGTTAATAAAATGCGTTTTTGTTATATAAGATTCATCTTTTTCTACGCAAATGTCATAGATGGTGTCCTTAAATTTTCTCAGTACTACCAACTTACTTATTTTAACTCCTTTACATCTACTACCATTTAGCACTCTAGTTACATAACTTGGGTGAATCCCTAAACTTTCTGCTATATCTTTTCTTCTTATCCCAGTATAGTGTTGTTCCCATATTTTACCAATGGTCATGATATCGGGAAACCCTTTACCCGTATTGTTATTTAGAGTTAAGCCCCTAGAGTGTTTAACCGCTCTCTGGGCATTTTCTTTTCTAGTTATAATTTGAAGGTTATTAACATGATCTATGTTCCTGGTATCATCCTTGTGATCTACTATATGACCCTTTGGTATCTCTCCTATAAAATGGGTAGCTACTAATATTGATACTTTAAATTTTCTTGATTTTTGCTTACTCCAAAGAGATACTCTATGATATCCCTCTGAACTAACCATTAATCTCTTCTCCTTTCCAGAACCTCTATAATACACCTTACCATGGTTAGAGATAAGATAATTAGGGTAGCCTTTTATTTTTTCCTTTCTCTCCTTCTTAGGGGGTTTATTTAGGGGAGCAACTTTTAAATTATCAACTCCACTATCAAATGTAATAGTGTATAAATCCTTTTTGATTACCTGTTTTAAAGTTTTCCAGCCTTTAGTGGTTAATACCCTATGAGCTGGAGTTGCTTTTAGCCTCTGCCCCATGTCACTCTCCACTTCCCAGGTTTTAAGTTTTCCTTTGTTTACAGCTCCTAATACTCTTCTCCACTTACCTGTATGTGATAATACCTCTAGTCCTAAGGCTTCCACATTATGTTTTCCAAAGTTCTTTGGGGCTATCATATCAACCCTAAAATTTCCACTTTTCCCAACTATTTCTGTATCACCTGTTATACAAGAATTAAGTATAGCTCTACCCCCAGTTGATAGTGTTGGAAATGCTGCAGCCCATATTTGATCTGCCCACCTAATGATCGCAGCTTCATCAATAACCAATAACGATAAAGCCTCAGATCGACCAGCTTCTTCTGTAGTTGGTATAGAGGTAATGAGAGAACCATTAGCGAACTCGATTTCGGAGGCAGTACCCAAGTCCTTAGTTCTCCCATTGATGATTTGTACTTGAAGGTGGTCAGGTAAGTTCCTATACATGAACTTAATCTTTCTCAATACCTTCTTAGCAACGGTGTCTTTTATGCTTATGATATTTATGTTCTTGTTTGAATGGAACATTGCATACCATAAGCAAAATAATGATATCAACTCTGTCAGCCCTGCCTGGCGGAATTTGAGTATAATATTAAACCTTTCTCTAATAAAGGAATAAAGTACAGCCCTTTGATATGGATATAATCCGAATTGGACTTTACCATAGACTGGGTTAATAACGTGTATAAAGTTGGAGAAAAAGAATGGGTCGGCAGCAGCTCTGGTTAAATCCTCGAATTCATCCGAAGACAAAGGTTTGTTTACAACCTTAGAAGCTCTACCCTTGGAGCCTATGTTTTCATCTGTATTATTCATTTAAGTTTATAACCTATATCAGTTTTTAAAATGAATTGAGTATCGTTAGATAAAGTAAACGATGCGTCCCCTCTTAATCTAAATCTACCCTTAGAGATAGAATAATCCAAACCTAGGATGGGGGAACTCAATTGAAAGTTGTACCCAGTGTGTCCATATAGATTTGATACATAACTTGCATGTCCAACTTTTTTAGGCAATTCGTCGGCTCTAAAATTGCCTTCTCGAAATTGATATCTAAAACGGTCATAATTAACGCCAAAGGAGTTTTGCCTGATGGACCCGTCAATTCCCAACAGATCAAGTCTGAGGCTGTCCCCACTGAATTCTCCATAGATAAGTTTACTTGCATCTGGGTGTTGTTGTAGAAATGCTAATGAGATTTTGGTTATCTCTCCATTCAAAGAGTCTATTACGGATAACAGTGAGTCATCCATGACTACCTCTCTACTTTGGTAGCTTTTTGTAGAATCAATGTAATTTATAACATATCTAGGTGGAACATAATTTTCATACTCTGGTGTTGGTAATTTACTATAATCTACAAATACTGTTGTAGAGTCAGTTTTAAAATTTGGGTTTTCCCAATACTCTTTAGCCTTAGCATCTTGATCTTTCCTGTCAAGGTAAAAAAAGATTATTAAACCTATTATGGCTATCTGTACTATAAGGGAACCCCATTTTCTTAGGTTTTCCATAACTTTAAATTTTTAATTAAACATAACCCCTGAAACTAAGTTCAGAGATTCAACATACAATTGCATATATATACCCCCCTATTTTCCCCTTAAGGGGGAATAGGATGGGGTAATATTCATGCATTGTTGTTAGAATTCTTTTATTGCTGCTTTTATAGAAGGCCAATTGAGTCCAACGAATATACCTACAAGAAGCCAAGCTATCTCATAGAACACTACCCCATTTTTGAATATGAATAGTAGTACAGCTATGGTTAGCAGTGTTGCCGATTTTAAAGCATACTTAGCTAACCAATTCTTAAGCATTACAAGATATTTCATAAATTTACTATTTAGTTAAACATTCGATAAATCCTTTCACACATAAGCCTCTGTCTCCATCGAAGTTGTATGATCTTTTCTTTCTGGCTACTTCTATACCTTCTCTACCTCCACTATCATTGGTATTCCCTTCTACAGCCATGAAATGGGTTTTCTTCACATCTTCCACAATTCCAGCATGTCCATAAGTCCATACCCCATTTTTAGTCTTAGAAGGCTCACCATCTCTTCGTTTCTCAAATATAACCATTGATCCAGGTTTTGCTATCTTAGAAACTTTAAATAGTCCGGTATCATCCTTCTCAAAGTTCTCAAGTGTTCTAACAGCATTAGCACTACAATTGTCTGTTATACTTGCCAATACTTTACTTTTACCCGAGTATGTAGGATGTGCCCAAGCAGCTTCTGCAAATAGTGCACACCATGCCCATCCGTTTTCAAAGCCCACTCTTCTCATAACACCATCAAGTATAGGGTTTACAAAACCCCCGTTATTGGGTATCTCTCTTTCACCTATCATCTCTCTTACCCATTGTAAAACTGCGTCATTCATTTTTAGTACTTCCATTGTTTTAAAAGTTTAGTTTATCTATTATTGATTTGAACCATACCCCTATTTCGTAAGGGGGTGATTTTGTTACTGTTGTTCTAGCTTTGTTAATACAGTACTCTGACCAATCCTCATCATACCATAGTTTAAAAGAGTCTGGAACTCCTTGTATTCTAGCCATCTCTCTAGGTGATAACATGTGACCCCAATGATTAAACTGTCTGTTAGCTTTCCTTACTGTAAATGGGTATGCGTTGGCAAAATTACGATATACCCCTGGTTGGTTCTTCATACGCTCCCTATTTACAGGCCAACGATTTTCCGCCTTGAATTCCGTTAACCAGAGCTTTCTAGCTTTCTTAACAGATACCCTAGAATCATCGCCATAATATAGGTTAATCATTTTCTTGTCATCTTCAGTAACATGACATATACTAGGATTATATTCCTCTAATCCTTTTATCAATTCACCTGACGTTTTGTAGATGAAGTCGGTCTTTGGTAGTTTAAATTTTTTTATTGTATTCTTGGGTAAATCCTTATGAACCCCCACTATTACTAATCTAACCCTAGTTTTTTGAGAGTTACCCCAAGCTGATACTGACTCCTTAAAAGTAACTGTTCTGTAGTTTAAGAACTCATCCAGTAGGGTTGGGTAGTGCTCAAGCATCTTGGGTAAATTCTCCATCATAAAGAACTGAGGTTGGTAGTAGTTGATAGAATCCACAAATGCTCTTAGACTAGCGTTCTCGCTCGGATCACTCATCTTCTTAGCCCTAGAGTAGGCTAGTACTGATGAATGCCCACAGTCTGGAGCTCCAATAATGATATCTACCCCATCCTTCCTATACCTGACATCTGTTGTTTCATCATAGGATACGTTAAAATTTAGGTTCCATTGTTTTTGGTGGGTGGTGTGAAACACAGTTCTTGGTTCTATATTACCAACAAGTTGGTTTCTAAATGGGTGAAGTATTACACCGTTACCTCCACATACTCCTAATGTTTTCAAGCTCATACAATTTATAAGATAAGTATTGTTTGACTATTATTTCACCTAGAGTTTTAATTTTTTTATTCAATTATTTAATCATATCTTTATCACATGGAAATCAAAGAATATATAAAAAAGGCAAAAAAATATCAGAAGACCCCCAAACGGAAAAAGCTTGATAGACTAACTTATTTAACTTTAGGATATGCGGGTGAAGGAGGAGAGGTAGCAGATGAGATTAAGAAGGCATGGAGAAATAAGTCGGGTAGGATAACTAAAGCACGTAGAAACAAAATATTAATAGAAATGGGTGATGTCTTGAATATTACTTTTAGAATGATGAAGGAACTCGACTGTACCATGGAAGAACTTCTGGATATACACTTAGAAAAACTTAAAAATAAAGCTAAACCATTTTAACATGAATGCAAAGAATATTATGTCAATCGCAGGGTACTGGGTTACGTTCTACATTATACACATAGATATAGTAGAACTAGTAGGAAAGGACACCAAATACTATTGGATAATGATTTTAAAATTAGTAATATTATCACTTATGGCCTTCCTTAGAGGGTTCAACAATAAAACTTTACAAATATGAAAAAACTATGGTGCCAATTTATACTTTGGCTTTTTAACAAGAACCTAATGCTCATCAATGGAGAAGTTGATGAACGGGGTAAGGTTACAGTACATGTGGGTATTGATTCCAAATACGAACACCCACTAGGTAAGATTCAGGTGGATAGACTCTTTCACATACCAGATTGGAGATACAAAGCAGATTGGATCAATACGGAGGGCGAATATATGGTCAGGCTACAAGATAACAATAAACCCAATTTGTTTATGGAGCATATAGCAACTCGAGATGATCTAACCTCTCATTTTGGAAAAAACTTTAACCCATCTTCTGCAAAGTTGATTGCTGGCTGGTTATTTAAACATGTTCAACTATCTACAGGAGTAGCAGTGGATGTTATCGTTCGACCTAAGGGTATGGAGAAACAATTGTTCTTAGAAAATGTGAAGAGTGGAAAAATGAAAGCTGTTGAGTTTACTAGACCCATAGATTACATGAGAGTGGTGGATGTTAATATAGAAGCTTACTCTGATGTTGCTGCTCTTAATGATGCAGAAAAGTCAGAACTGAAAGCCTTTTTACATAAAGCAGATTTATCATGAGCCATATGAACAGACCCTTATCTAAATTGGATGATACCAAAGTACCCAAGAAAGTATATCACTCATGGGCATCTGGGGTTGATAATGATAAGGGTAGGAAAGTAAGACATCCTTATACTGAAGTGGGGTTCAAATTTGACAAAGACAAGACATGAAAGATTCAGAGAAATTAAAACTCTTAGCTAACTGGTTTGATTTAAGAGATAAGGAACAACCTATATTTAAAGGTAGTGGTACAGAAGTTCAAACAGACCTTAGAAGAATAGCTAGAAGCTTAGAAATAGATGAAAGCATAACCCAAGTTCCTGTAAATACTAGGCAAGTGGTAGATGTGGATGTTATCACTGGGTTTAATGCAAAAACCCTACGTGAAAATCTACTGAGAGCTTATGATGATGGTTTTGAGATAGTATCTAACTTAGCTGGTGATGCTAGACTAGGTTATTCAATTATTGTACATAAATATAAATAACATGCAAAAAGAAAGAATACCCAAAGAATTAAAAGGAGCACTGATCTGGTTAAGTATGTCAATAATACTTGGGTTCGCAGTCATATCCTTCAGTGAGAAGATAAATGGGCCGAATGCCTTTTTTAATAATTGGTGGCCTGTATTAGTAGGACTATCAATTATGGTACTAGGTATAACTAATGTACATGCTTGGCGAGAGTCCAAGAGAATTCGTAAAGGAGCCCATATAAAGGTTCAGTTCCTTAGGGCTATAGTGATATCATTAATTTCATTAGGGCTAACTATGTATGCACCTGCTCCAATTATCAAATGGCAATTCTTTATAAGTATCTGTTCTTTTCAGATCGGTATATTTATGTTAGCCTTTGATTACTTATTCAACTATTACAAAGGCAATGAATGGAGCTATTTTGGAACAGAATCAGTTCTGGATGTTTTCAATGCTAAAATACCCATATGGTTAAACATCTTTTTGGAGGTATCATTTCTAATTGGAACTATATGGGCTTTTGATAAGTATATTGTATAATAAGGCAGAGGATAGCATAGCTGACAAATGCGCTACCCATACAGGGTAGAGATCGTGGGGTAAGAGCTCACCTTCTGCCTAGAAATTTTAGAACACTCGATGGATATGTAAACCGGTGGTCGGGTCTGAACGAACGGTATAGGGGTTAATCAGAGTGAGGCATCTGTCGGGTATATGATTAAATGTATTCGTCTCAATGATTAATCATCAGGCCATTTTTTAACTTTAAATCTAATAAACATGAGAATTTTAAATGCATTCTTTTATATATTCTGCATCCTGTGGGTAGTTGCTACTCTATCTGTAGTGATTTGGATGATCACTAATTATAATCATTACGGATGGATTCTTTTAATATCACTAGCAGTTGCTGGGTATATGGTGCATAGAGTACATAACCCCAGGCATTGATGGTAGAATTTAAGAACGGTACTAGAATAGAATCACCCAACCTAAGTGGACAAATAGCCATAACCGAAGAGATGGTAAAATATAATGCTATGGGTTGGAAGGCTGAAGACTTGTTTAAAGCTGACCTTATCGAGAACACCAATATCGACCGTGACAATCCGCAAGGTTGGTATGGTTGGAAAGTGAGCTTGGGAGTATACTACTTCATCTGGAACTCACAGCCTGCAAATCCCACTAAAAAAGAAATTGCCATGATCCGAACTATGCTTCAAAGAGATGGCTATGAAGTTGAACCTTTATCACTTTTATTTTAAAAACCATAAGAACACTTAAATCATTTAACACAGACACAATAGATAAGTTAGTCAATGCGATGAACACTATATTAAGTCAACCAGGTAAATTTAATATTCACTTACTAATGAAGGGCTTAGAAGCACATGTATACCTATCCACCTCTTTACAGAGTATGGGTCTAGTGATACAAGTGAGACCAACTAGGTATGAAGTCAATAGGGATGCTATAAAATACTACACCCCCAACCCAAGTACCCTTCGGATGACCAAGGGACATCCCTTAGCTATCTTAATACTTAAGCAGTATAACCTTCACAAGGATAGGTCTAATCTTAACTTTGCCTTAACTAAACTCAAAAAGAAATATGGACGATTTAACGAAAAAAGTACATAAGATTCTTGTGAAAAAATACGGTCAAGAATTTGATAAAGGGTGGTTTGAAAACGGAACTTTATTTAAAAACATAATTAAAGCAACCGAAGAAGCATTAACTATACCCGATGTTAACAAATCTGTTTGTGTACAGACTGGATTAGAATGTGGTTTTCCTTGCCATAGTGAATGCCCTTTATATGATAAGCTGAAACCTTAATGAATATGAAAAATACATTTGATTACACAGCCAAGAGCAAAGAAGGAAATGACATCAATGGACAAGTGTTAGCTGAATCACACGCTGATGCTTATGACTACTTATGTGAACAAGAGTACACAGAAATTAATGTTAAACGACATTTTGAAGTGGACGAGCTTCGTTAGTAGGCTTATTACCTACAACGCTCATGAATATAAGGCGTGTGGGCTGGTTTTGCGTTGTAAATGCCTTTATATTTAATGTTATCACACGTTTATTATGGTAGGAAACTTTTAAGAAATAAATATGAATAAAGTAGAGAAAGCCCTAAAGGTTGTAGATTACTCATCTTACAACCTAATTGCCCATTACCATGATAAGGAGTTTAGTCATACTATACACATCATGTTTAAGAATGGTTCAGGCTATTGTAGAGTTTATTGGTTCGATGATGACCCAGTCAATATCTACCTAGAATACCTAACCGTTAGTAAGGCTTTTCAGAAGCAGGGTAAGGGAGCACATCTCCAGGTTTTAAGGGAATCCATAGGTAGAGCAATTGGAGCAACCAAATCTAATCTGTGGGTAATGGAAGGTACGTGGATGCAAGAATGGTACAGAAGGAGAGGCTACGTTGATACTGTACCACATGAGAAAGAGCCTGGTAGTATTTGGATGGAAAAGAACATTAGAACTAGATAGAGTTATGAGAAACTATATGAAGCCCCAGAAGAAGAGAAACCGGTGGGACCCTTATAACCCCAAAGTATCACTTAGAGTCAAGAACGCTTATAGGAAGGTAGGGTTCACTATGACGAGGCTGGAAGATACATGCCCTACTTGCATGGGTGATAGGGAACTATGTAGAGCCAAGAAAGTCAAGGTTGAGGTTAATAACTTTATGGTTATATATTGTTCTAAAAGCTACTACATACTAGTATACAAAAAGATGTCAACCCTTGGCAAGTACCTAGAACGAATTGTTCTGGATTATCCGAAACCCTTAGGAGTTTGCCTGAAAATTCCCGTACTAAAAAAGGCACACGGTGTGAATAGAGGATATAAAAATGAGGAAAGGAATAGGGGATCAATCCCTATCCAATCCCTCATGCATCAATCAATAATCTATCCTATAATTGATTTAAGATAATCCAAAAGATTCTTGCAATCTTTGAGATCAATCTCATTCCTTGAAGATGAGAAATTCTCTATCTTAAAATCTTGGATTTTCCAATTCTCTTTATAGAATTCCATAAATGATTCAATTGAGATCAATCTCTCTTCATCTGATCTATCTTTTCCAAGGATATCATTGATATATCCTCTTAATCCTCTTCTGATCTTCGATCTCTTTTTCTTCTTATCCTCTGATCCTAATGCATCTAATCCCTTATATATGGATTTAGATGATCCCTTGGCATCTTCCTTATCCAATAGAGATTTCTTTCCTTTGGATAGATCAATCTTGATATTAGATGCATTCAATGCATCATTAGATTGAGATTCTTTCTTTGCATCCTTTAATTGATTTTTCATGATATTAGATTTAATTGATTAATAAATTATTGATTTTCAAATATTATAAATGATTTTGGATTATCCTATATAAATGATTAAAAAGATTAATCCCTCTATAAAGATAGATATTCCCATGATGAATTTAAATTTCATGATCTTAATTTCTTTTCTTGATAATCCGATAGATTCCTGAATGATGATTTGATTTTTCATGATCTTGATTTATTTAATTGATTATTGATTTTCAAATATCTAAATAAATTCTGGATTATCCTATATAAATGATTAAAAAGATTCTCGGTAATTTCTCTCCTAACTCATGGACAATTCCGGTCGGCTGGTCTCATACACAAAGAAGGCCTGTAGCGCAGTACTTGGCCTCAGACCCTTTTATTCTTTGTAGTATTGGAATTATATGGAAGTGAATAAGATATTCGTATTTCGTGATCTAATCCACTAGAGATATGAGTGGGTATGCCTATTTCTAACCGAAGATTAATCTATAATCTCTCCGTCATCCTCTCTTCTACCTTCATGGGTACCAGGCCCCTTACCCTTCTTTCTTTTCTTGGGTTCAAGGCTTATGGCCTCAGACTTAAGGTTCCAGCCCCTTTGCTTAGTTGCCACAATCTCCGGTACATCACCCTCTAGGTATTGAGCCCCCAGAGCCTCCTGTTGGGTACCGCTCTCTAGTAATGGTTGCTCTCTCTGGGCATCTATCATTTTCACAGCCTCATTGGTACCTATGTAGTTCTGGTTGTTGGCCTGTTGGTTATTATTGTTAATAACAGTAGTAGGGTCTGATGGTGTAAGAGTCTTGACTAAGTCCGCAATTGGCTTAAGACTATCCATTTGGTTCTTGATGGCTCCATTCAACGCTGATGTAAGGAATGGTACGTAGCGATCTCCTTGCTCACGCTTGAGCACCTGAACTTGGTTCAAAGCCGTGCCCCGGTCAGCCAGAGCCCCTTGAACTGTCATAGCCAACAAAGCCCGATATGTATCTTGTAACCCATCCTCTCCGTCACCTATTGCTGTCATACTCCTTACGACCTTGGTTGTGGCTTTTATGACTCTACCAACAGGCATATCAACGAAGTCTGCTAACTCTGTAATAGATATCACCTTGCCATTCACTTGATATCCATCCTCTATATATCTATGCAGTATTCTCTCTTGTATTCTCTTGTAGAGTTTTTCTCTTTGTTTTTGGTCATCTTCAACATGATAGGCTTTCATTGCCATGGTTAGTCCTGCGGTTCTTGGTACCCTAACCTTTCCGTCATCTACAGGCTTCTTTCTTTGTTTAGTCTTTTTCATTGTCTTGTGGTATTATGGTCATGTTAGTAAACTCTGGTGCTTTGTTATGTAGTGCTACAATGTCCACCCTCATAATGTAGTCTTGATATAGTGTTCCATCCTCGTCTACACTCATCCCATCTGGTACTGGTGTTATAGTTATATCGATGTCCTTATCTTTCTTCATTTCTTTAGTGTTTATGGTCTGGAGCAGTCCTGGTGTCTGAATACTCCACATTTGCTAGGTAATCATAGTACCAGGCCTTCCAATATTCTTCCTCTGATGCATCGAATGACCAAGCTTCCCAACCTTTACCTTGTATGATTGCCTCCTTGATCTCTTCATCATGACTACCTCTCATATCTACATGATCACCATTGAAGGTAACTTGGTGCTCATTCATTTCTTTGAACCAATTTTCTTCATCCAAATAATTATCTATAAATGAATAATCTTTGATCTGCAACCCTTCTTCAATTAATGCATCCTCTCTTAAATTTTCCATGATCTTATATATTTGATTTTCAATAATCAATATAGAGATAATAAATGATTGATCCTATTTTAATTGATCCCACCTTGTCTAGGTTCGGGTCTATTTGGTGTATCTGGCATTTTATCAGTGTACCATATATGTTTGTCAGCCCAATCTATTTCTAGGCCTTCTTCAAGAAATACCTCTTCGTGTACCATCACGTTGGTTATCATCTCTTTGATCTCTTCATCAGAGGGTCTTGGGTCTACCCCTTCAAAGTCCTTGAGTGCTTTAGCAAATATAGCAGCCTCCATTACAGTTTGGTTTTCATCCTCTAAGGGTTTACCTTCCTTAAATAACTCATCTATCTCATCCAGTATGGTATTGCATTTACCTTGAATGTTATTTGCTTCTTGACGTAAAGCTTTAAGCTCATTCATTTTAGATGTTATGTTCTCGTGTATTTCTTCTAATCTGCTCATGGTTAATATTCTTTTATTACTGGTTTATAATATCTCTCTAGTTCTTTCTGTGTAATAGTCTCCTTTTCATCAACTGGTCTATAGGTACTAGTGTATAGATTCCAGCCATTGGGTAGTTTTATATCCTTCACATCCCTCTCTACTTCTTGTATAGTTCCCTTAGCTATGTTTAGTCTAAAGATTTGATCTTTGTTTTTGATGTGGTGGATTATAACCATCTAGGGTTTTCTTAGATTAAGTAAGCTTGGTTTCCTCTTCAACCAATCAGCCTTTGATTGCTGGTGATCATGGGTCTCCTTCTGCTCATCATCACAAGGTATTCTATCGCCTTTGGTTTTAGCTTGTTTTCTTGGATTAGTTAAGTCCATAAGAAACTTGTCTTGTTTTTGTTGCTTAGTCTTTTTCATAATGTCTTCTTTAATTCTTTAATAAGAGTAGTTTTCATGATGTTATCTTCTATGTAGTGTAGATTGGCCCTATGTTGCAGATGGGCTATCCCACTAGGGGCATGGTTGTTTCCTATAAACTTAATTATAGTCTTTTTTAGCTTTAGTAAGCAAATGATCTTTTTCAATCTCTTTTCTAATTCCCATAATTTTTCTATTCTTGGTTATCCAGCATCATATCATAGTTCTCAATATCATCATGATAAAATTTGGCTTCCTCCAATTCCTTAATAGATTTATATATAATTTTTTTCATAATTAAAGATATGCATAAATATTGGATAATCAAAATTATTTAATCGGGGTTCTCAGAGTTTAAGTCTACGGCCTCCAATATTAGAGCACCTAATGTTGCAATTGATTCCGGTGACAGTTGATTTGCAGGATTAAGTAATATTAATCTAAGTCTTAATGGTAATGATCTCACTAGACTTCTATTAGTGTCATGGGAATTACGCCTTTGTTTCACTTTTCCCATACTGAAGTGGTATTTTGTTTTAGGCATATTAATATATAGTTTTTCTGATTTTGTTCCTTTCTTTAGCCAAGAGAGTTTGCTCTCTTCTTACTTCTTCGGTTTCTTCTTCCTGTTTCTTGGGTCTTTGTCTCTTCAAGAATGCGGGTAGTTGGGTAAAGTTCTTCTTCAACCTAACTATCATCTGTCTTCGGGTTCTATTTTGTTTCATGGTTTTTTAATTTAAAGTAGATAAGCCCGAAAGCTAATCAATCCACCGGTGGAGTTTTATTTTCAGATTAAAGCACATTCTCAAAAGAAACTAAGCTCTTTTTTTATTCAAATTGTTTGTTATAATTTTCTATATGAGCAGTAGCGTTGAAGTCCTTGACTAACCAATCAATATTTCTTGGTACTGCCTTATTATCGTAAAGTACGTCTTTTGGTGATTTATAACCCATCAATTGTAGAGTTACCTTAATGTCCTTATGGGTTCTAAATGATATAGGGTGTATAGGTTCTTTTTCTAATCTAGGGTCTTTACTACCATCTTGTCTTTTTTTGTGCCAGACTCTTTCTCTACCTGCTAATTGCCAATGCTCTAAGTATAATATGCAAGCAAATTCATCTAGTCTTAGTAGTCTGGCTATAGGTGGGCATTTATCTGCTTGCAGCGCCATTCTCCGTATCTCCTTTTCAGCACTGGTTGCGGCTGGAGTGTTAGCTCTTATAGAGTTTAAATAAGTGGGTGTAGCTGATACCCAAGTAGGGGTAAATGTTTCAGCATGACAGTTTTCGTTGATTTCTTTTTTCATGGTTATTAAGTTGGTGTCTCTAAGTATTCTTCGCTTATTGGCTTACCCAGTATAGTTTTTAGAAATGGTAGCCATATATCTGGGTTATTCCTTGGGTACATATCATCTATATCGTTATCATTCATAATGTTTAATATAGAGGGAAAGTCCCAGGCTTCATTAAATAGCATAATGTAGAAGTCTTTCTTGGTCTTTATTGCTTTTACTTCTTTGAGCGTGACACTATCCTCAAATATTTCATCAAGGTCTTCCATAGTAGCGATGAAGTCTTTCTTCATTTGGTCGAGTGATTTCATGTTTTCTTTCTTCGATTCTCTAGCCTCTTGTCTTTCCCGTCTACCCTCACAAATGTGGAACCAATCTATAGCTGTAGGTAAATTCTCATCTGGTATCTTACCTTGTATAGCTTTGGTGAAATCTTTAATCTCCATATCTTTATTGTAATATGGTTTAATTGCATTAACAATTTGGTTGTAGGTTTTAAAGCTTTTCATAATATTATTATTTAGATTTTCCATAATTAAATATAAGAATATATTATCTAATATCAATAGACCTTATCTCTTTTTTAATTGGTCAGCTTTAAAGTCTACTCTTTGTTTCGATCTCTTTAACTTGACCATAAATGGGAACCATGCCCACCCTTTCTTTTTGATCTTAACTACAACCCCTTTACCGTTTGGAGTCTTAACCTTGTTACCCTTCTTTAGTTTCATCATCCTATTGTTATAGTTCTACCAAATAGTTTGTTTAGCATCTCAGTTCTTAAGGTTTTATAGTTTACAATTACGCATCCTAGGTCTGACCTCATAATACTTTCACAATCTTCATCTGGGCTGTGGTGTAATCCAAGTGCTGCATGTCCTAACTCGTGCATCATTATTACCTCTCTACTTATTAGATCTTTCTTGGCCCATCTCTTCTCATCAATTACTATGTTCACCTCCAGCCTACTCCAAGAGCAATCAAAGGCTATACCTTGTATACCCGGATAAATTTTATAGTATGAACTTAAGTCCCCAAATAATATGCTTACATCACGATGTGAGTTGTTCTGTCCTCTGATCATACCTTCACTTAGGAATAGCATGTAGTATTGATCTAGCTCAGGGTCTACAGCATAGATGGGCTCTTTTCTGAATAGGTAGCAGCTATTCATCATCATTAATACTAGGATTGATATTAGTGTTCTTTTCATGATTTCTAGTGATTTAATTTATATATTTTAATATGATTCATCTAATATATGGAAGATTAAACTAGATTCAAAATCTTTATAACCAAAAAGCCCAGAGTATTAGTCTGGGCTATTGTTCAATCTCTGAAAATCTCATTATGTAATATTCTCTCATTTATCTCCATTGACCCAGAGTATACTAGTACCCAGATGATAATTCCTAAGGCTATCATAACTGGTGATGATAAATCAAGTACCCTTATACTATAGACTGTTGGAATTATAGAGAGAGTTGTTGCAATTAACATCGCAACCTTAACGAATTGAGATACCTTCTTTTTCAAGAGGGCTCTTGCTAAACGTAAATCCATAACCTTTTCATTTGTTTGACAATAAACAATGCCCAAGACTTAGGATCAAGGGCATTGTTTTCAGATATTAAATCTTCGTCAGATTGCCTTCAAGCGGGTTGCTATACCCTAAGGTTCTCCGATCTTAAGTAACCAAAGGCTGTCTGTCGATACCTCTTGTTACTGTGCTGTGGGTTTAGTTCCCATCTGTAGCCTTTCCTCGTTAGAGCAGTTATAGTAATAGATTCGTCTTGCGGTATACTTAAATCATACCAGGCAAAATATAGGACGTCAATCTGTTTACCATAGCTTTCCTTAAAGAGTAGTCTGTTATACTTGGCTCTATGTTCAAGTTTGACCTCAAATGTAACATATCCAACCTCTACGGTATTTAGGATAGTTATTTCAAGAACTTGGGTTGGAGCTTTCATAACAACATCAAAGCTATTATCAAGTGCAACAGTGACTTCTTTTTCGATAGAGGTCAGACCGTTTGCCAATACACTTCCTAGAAGGGTAAAGCAAAATACTAGGCTCAGTAACCTTTTCATCTCATCTGTTTTAGTTTAACATTCATTTAATAAAGTCTTTAATAGTCTTTTAGTATTGTTTTATTTTAATTGTTGTCCATTTTTTAAATCCTATGAGTACCCAGTCATCTGTTTTCTTGAGTGCTCTGAATGCTTGATCATAAGTAAATTGCCACATCCAATCTATCTTCTCAAGCTTGAGTATGATGGCTCTCAAAGATTTAGCTTTGTATTTCTTTTTGCCTTCTGGCGTCTCTATTTTTACCCTGTAACTCATGCCTTATAATTAGGTTCTGTGGCTTTTATAAAATCAATCATATCTACCAATAGGTATATGTCTTCTATTATGTCTTTCTCCTTATCGTTAAACCTCCCGTCATACTTTAGGTTTCTATCATACTCTAGTTGTAGGTAACTCTTTGCCTGTCTTTCCTCTTGTGAAAACTGTAAAGTTAAAATATGATCGTGGTACTCCATTTGATGTTCTCTCATGAATACCATACCTACTTCTGTCTTGAAGGATTCATAGCTATCATCACCTTGGTATATATCCTCTCTTTCTAGGTCATTTCTAGTAGCGTGATTGAATGAGTCTATGTGTTCTACTATGTATTGACGTACCCTAGGTATGATCCACTCTCTATCATCATTGGCTGTGGTTATTCTGAGAGGTTCTGGTGTTAATTCTACCATGGAGTGATTTGGGTACTCTATCTTTATATTCATACCTGGCCTTCTGTAACTTGTGGTTCTACCATGTACATCTGTATTTACATCTTCTATTGGAGGCTTTATTCCTCTTCTTCTGGCTACTTCTTCTAATGTAGGAACGTCCATTCCTGCATCTAATAATGCCTCTAATGTTTGTTTTAGCTGCTTATAGGTCATTTCTGATCTACCCATATTTCTACCTCTACCATCAAATAGTTCTTTTAATTCTCCTACATTAAACCCTCCTTGGGTTGGTACATTCCTCATGGCCTCTCTCCATTCATCCTCAGTAGGTCTGCCATGCATTTTGTTTGCCTTTCGTCCGAATTGCTCCATCCAAGAGGGTCTACCGTATCGGTTCTTATCGAAATTCTTACTCATTGTGTTATTGTTTAGAATACCACCTTTGTTTGGTCATGACTATTATGTTGAGGTCATCTAGTAATACTCCTAGGCCTATCATTGCAGCCTTGTTTTCTTCGTCCTCCATTTTACTTAAGTTTATATCTTTCTCCTTAAATAATATAGCCCTGTCCAGTGCTTGAATGTATAGTTGTGGTATAGGTATACCTTCTTCTACCAAAGCCCCTAGTTTAGATTTTATCCGGTTAAGTTCATGTAAGGAGAACCATTCCATTATGTAAGTTACTTGCCTCATTAGTTCAGTCTTATTTTGTATTCTTGTGTTAATTCTCTTTTAAGAGATTCTACATCCTCATTCCAAACCCACTCTATTAGAGTGTCAGGTACTACCATGATCTCCAGTTCTACCCATTTTTCAATGGTCTTTTGAGCTGCCTCCAATTGAGGTATATCATATATCGGTTCTGGTAGTAGCTCTCTCATGATATCATTACGTAAAGAGGTGAGCTTGCACTTAATGTAGATTCTATTCCATTGGTGTCCTTTACCAATAGTCCGTTCTCATTAACATCTACCAAATGGTACACGGTATATTCCCAGAATACCTTAGTCTGGTCATTCTTGTAGAATAGTTTAGTACCCTGTGGTACCTCATTATAATCCCATAAGGATTTGAATTTGTTTTTGGTAAGTTGTGGTTCAAATGATTTTCTCATGATTTTCTTATTTGATTTTCAATAATTAAATATAATCATATTATAACTCCTAAAAAACGGAATTTCCAAAATTATTGGATAGTCAAATATATAGTATAGAATAGTCTTTTGATTATCCCAAATATCCCCCACTACTGATTGTATAAGGCATTTTACATTCAATTCAAATACCTTGCACGGAGTACATAACAGAAGGAAGCCCCGAGAACCTATCAACTCGGGGTACTTCCTTACTAGATATACCTAGGAAAATCAAAAACTAGGTATATGATCTGCTGTGTAGACTGTTCCAGCCCAAGTGATAGCTTCTTCTCTTATCACCCTACCTGCTTTCTTGGTTTCGGCTTTAGCAATCTGCTTAATCAAAGATGCAGTCTTTCTTCTGATACCTGAGCGAAATTTCTTTCTTGAAGGTATATCAGTTGCATCCGAAGGGTACTGATACATTAGGTCTTTTTGTTCTGTGATGACCTTTGTCACATTTGCCTTGTTCTTGGCATCTTTCTTTTCCGTCTTATTAGCCTTGCTAATATCAACGTTTTTGTTTTTTGTTGTACTCATGTCTCTTTTTTTTAATAAATGATTAATTATTTTTTGTTATCCAAATATAAAAGAATTATTTGATTATCCAATAACCTTTTTAATTAAAAACCCTGGTGTATTAGGGTTTTTAATTCTTGGGTAATTCAGCTTCTTTGATAATTAGGTAATTTCTAATTTGACTTATTACGTCAATTGTTAAGTGCTTTTCATTAATAATTACTATTGGCTGATTTTTGACAACTCCGAACTTTCTATACTCTATTGGCAATATTGCCATTTCATTGTCATCATAGTTACCACGAGAATACTGAATTGCTTCTGCTAGATGCTCTATTCTTATTTTGTCTGAATTTGCAAGTTGTGCAATTACTGAGGCCGTTTTAATCACTTTGTTCTGTTGACCTAAAGATAGCTCCATTCTATCAATGGCTGTTTTAAATAGTGATTCACAGGATGCTGGCTTATCATATTCGGTCGGGACCATATTATTTTTTGCCTGTTTTACTCTATGTTTAATATCTTTTAATGTTTCAAAACTTGTTTTATTTGTATAGTCAGGTTTCCATATTTCAATACTCAAAAACCCATCTTCCGAAAATTTAACCCTAGAAAAGAATTTTTTAATTATGTTAAAGTCTTCTTTTGCTTTGGGGTAATTTAAGATGTTATATTCTAGTTTTATGGAGAAATCCCCTAAACAAGCTATCTCATAAGCTCTTGAAAGATTAACCCAATGGCCGACATAATTTTTATCTTTACCCATGATTTCTAGTGATTTAATTCTATTAATGATTAAATGATATTCAAATATATAAATAATATAACTAGAATATCTAATTAACCCCTAGATAAGATCAATTTCTTTACAGGAGTGATCTTATAGAAAGTTCCCTTTGGTTTGCTCTTAATTCTGTAGCCTTGTTCAAGGGTATCTTTCTCGAATTTGCATATAGCATAAGGTAGATTGGTCAATATTGTACCAACATGCCTTGATTTTCCTTTCTCCTTGTTCCAATGCCATTCCTCAAGGTTGTGCATCTTTGGTTTTGATGGTGCTCTCATTAGTTCAACATTTTTTGTCCTCCGTATCCTCGGTCTGCTCCTACCCCTTTGGCTACATTCATATTTCTTCCGGCCTCTACTCCACTCTTATACCCTGCTTGAGAGTATGGAGTTTTCTGTTTAGCATGTCCAGCATTAGGGTAATTCTCCGACATCCATTTAGATAGCTTACCTCCTTTATCTAAGACTATAGCATCTACCTTAATGTTGGTGTGCCTCTCATTCTGTTGCTCTTCTCTGAGCTTCTTCCCTATACCCTCAGCTGCTCCCCTAAGCCATGATCTTATGTAGGTATTTCTCTTATCTCCTCCATCATAGCTCTTGAATGAATCTCTAGCTAATATTCTTAGTCTAGGTACTAACTGGTGAACCATATAGTGAGTGAACTCTCTATGCATTGGTTGTCCGATCAAATGAACCTTTAAACCTGATATAGACCCATCTGTTAGTATAGTGCAGAAATTAGGTCCAGCACATGCATTATATAGATATACTACCCATGAAGATTCGTGTCTATTGGTAAGTTCTGAGCAATCTACATTTTCTTCATTAATGTTTTCGGTAGCGTTATCGCTCATGTCTATCTCTGACATCTCCAACTCATACTGTATTAGCATTTGTTGTATCTTAGATGCAAAGGCTTCAGCCTCTTGAAGGTTCCCCAGTTGCCTAGCTGACTCCTCCTTTTTCATCATCTTTCTAAGCTTGATCTTTATCTTGCCAAGCTGATCATTTTGTGTCTCATTCATAGGTCTAATAGTTGATTACATAAATCTAGTTGTTCATTTACTTTGGCCATTACCTCCATATCATCTGGGCACCTGAACCAATCCTCTTCTTCATTAAAGTCTATCTCACCCTTGGTTTTTAATAGCATTATGTGATGGTAGAAGCTGGGTTCATGATCTTTTAGAAAGGGTACAAATGCTTTGGCTAAGTAGGGGTTTATTTTATCTTTTAAGCTAAGCATTAAATCCCTTAGTGAATTAAAGTTAGTGGCATCCTTCATTATTTCAAGCATATGATCCTTCGGCATTATACTCATTAGGTACTCATTGAAAGCATCTCTAAATTTTGGGCCATTATCCTCCGTGTAGTCTGTTATTATATGCATTACATTTTCTGACCACTTATGGTCATGCATCTGGCATTGGTATGCCTTTAGAATACTAAACTCATCGCATACATCTCTCCACTTAGGGTGTTCTTCATTTTTGTCCAGCCAGAATACTAGCTCCTCCACTGTTTTGAATGGTTCCATGATTTTAGGGTTTATGTTTTAGTTTGATTTCCTTTTTCATCTTATTATGTACCTTTAGTATAGCATCTTGTAGTTTCCTCTTTTTAGTTACCCTCATATATACACCCTTGGAATCTGTCCTAAAGGCAATGTATTTTCTTTTTCTATTTATACCTATACAGTTGTGAATTTTATTATTGTCCTTGTCTCTGTAGTCCAGTGCATAAACTATTACGCAACCTCCTACTTCGTCTCCAACATTTGCAAAGCTCCTAGGCCTTTGTGCCTTTCTTTCCTTTGGCATAATCTTTGTATTGTCTCTTTAAACCACTTGTCCAGTCGTCCATCATCCTAGTAAATGCATTAGGTGAGAACAGAAATACTAATGACATGAACATCATTATTAATAATACCCCCATAAATAAGAAGGGTCTACCTAGTACTCTTTTTATCTTTTTCATCTTGTTGGTGTTAATATTGCATTGTTATTTCTTATCCTAACAACATACCTCTGAGTACCTATGATTATATTGTCAGGGTGATACATTGTACCTTGACTTTGTATGAATAGGTCAGGGTATGAAGTTAATGGACCTAAATCTATATCACCTCTATATGGCATCTCATCCTTGTAAAGGTACTTCCAGGTTTTCCAATCAAACCTTATCACCTTTCTATTTGGGTCTGAGTCATATGATAGTACAGCCTCTGATTCAGGTATAGCTGGTTCTGGTTCTTCTGTAGCTTTATAGTAAACCCATAACATTCCATAAAGCAATATAATAATTAGGCCAAAATATCTCATATTCCGTGGTAATAGTCTTTAAACTTAACTTTGTTTCCTACTACCCAGCTGATTATCAATGCTCTACATTGTACATCAGTTATACCTGCATGTTCAGCAATTGCAGCTGAACTGTCACCTTGATGAGATTGGATGTAATCCCAGAGCTCATTTGATGATAATTTTTTATTTAGATTTTCCATATTCAAATATATATAATCTTTAACTCTTTTCAAACAAAAAAATAGAGGAGCTATCTCAAGCTCCTCTTAGTTTGCAGTTGGTGATCTTTAGTCTTTTAAGTCCGAAATCAAAAGAATACCCTCAATTGCATTCAGATGCCTCGTTTGGCTATCTGATCTCATCCATTACGTCAACTCTTAATTCTTGACATAAGGCTTTGATTTCTTGGCAAGCTTTTCTAGCTCTTTTACCTGCTGCTTTGTTCTGGTTGTCTTCAACCTTAGCAACATCCTCTTTCATACCTTTAACCAACTCTTTGATCTCTTGGTGGGTGTCTTTTAAACTCATAATTTATAATGTTTTAGTTTTAAAAAATATAATCTTAAATAGTATAATCAATCATCTGGTAGTGATACTAGTATAACTTCTCACACTCTACCAAATCATTGTTCTTTATGTGGGCATTCAAGTGTTTACCCACAGATTCCGATTGCATCAACCCTATATGCCCCGTTGGGGTTATTGGGCAGTAACTGTATATGTCGGATGAATGAAACTCTACCACTAGTGTGTGACTCTCTTTATCATACCCCACTGATTTAACATTGGAAGATTTAACTTCTGTTCTTGGTACCTCTAATAGTTTGCTCATGATTTTCTAATTTAGATATTGGTTAAGTTCTTCATGTAAATTTAATAACCTATGAATCGGTCTAAATTTCTCTAGGTCTCCTCCATCAAAATCCTGTATCAGAGAGTGTCTAACCATCGCCATATTTATGCTATCCAATATATTAGGAAAGTCTTCGGGTTTGTCTTCCACCCTCTCCCACATGCTTATAAATTTGGTAACAGTTTCTAATATCTCTATCGAACTACAGTCATAGCCTTCCTCATTAAACTCCCTCCTCCAGTCCTGTATCACCTTGTTTTTGGATAATCTCAGTAAGGATTTTTGTTGTTCTTTGGCTATGGTTCTTATGACTGCCCTCTGTTGAGAGGAGAGCTTTATTTTTTTTATCTTCTTTAAGTTCATATATCTTTATCCTTTTAGATTTTATCAAATATAATCAATTGATAACTAGAAATCAACTTAAATGTAACTCTTCTTTATCAAGATTCCCAATGTGTGGTTTCATCATAAAGTAGTAGTTAAGTTCGGCATTGGTTTGAAGTAAACCTTTCTTCCACCTACCATGGTACTTCCTCCAATCTGTGCGATCCTGTATTGTCATGATCTCTGGAAAAGTAAGAGGTACTTTCTTCTTTCTATGGTTCTGAGTATCATTAACTAACCATGGCATTTTTATTACCGAGTGAAATTTACCCTCTAGGTAGATTATTATAAATGGGGCTCTACGATCAAAAAACCTTATCCCTATGAGGATATCAGTGTTATATTTGTCCTTCGTAGGGTCATTGTCTATGTGATCTAGTCTCACTAACCATTGACTCTTATGATGATGTCTCTTTTTCCATACTACATCCTTATTTTTCAAGTCTACAAAACCAGAGGATACAAACCTATACTGTAGTGTATAGAACATCTTTATTACCTTCTCCATGTCAGGCTTTTTAATGATCTCCTTTCTAAGTAGCTCAAATATCTCTGGTATAGTTCTTTTATCTTTCTTTTCCATGTTCTTTGGGTTAAAACAAAAAAGAGCTCAAATCTAGTTAGACCGAGCTCTTTTCAAAGTACTTAAATTCAGATACCTACAACCTCGGGGTCCCCTTAATCGTCTGTGTCCTTTTTCTTCTTTTTCTTTTTGTCCTTCTTGTCCTTTTTTGGCTTCTCATCTTTAGTCTCAGCTTTATCCGCCTTGTCTTTCTTACCTTCTTTTTTCTTAGCAGGCTTTTTCTCAGCTGCCTTTTTCTCCTTGGCTTCTTTATCAGCTGCATCATATTTTGCAGGATCAACCAAATAATCTTCAAGGCTTACCTTGGCTCTCTTTGCAGCAGCTCTACAGTTTGCTCTGAATTTCTTACGTTGTTCTGCATCAAACCCATCTGGGTAAGCATACTTAGTAACTCTCTCCCCTTTTTCAGGTTTGTTAGCTTTCATGAAATCCATCAACTCCTTTTTAGTTGCCTCCAAGGCATCAATTGAAGTAGTCTGATCTTTGTAAGCCTTGGCAATCTTCTTGTCCTTGTGCTTAGAATGATCCTCAGTTTTCTTGAGCTTGTTATCTTTCAATAGAGCTCTTCTTTCATTCAAAACTGTTTTCAAGTCAGTCTTGACTGTTACCAATTGTTCCTTTGCTGAATCATAAGTCAGCTCTTGTTTCTTTTTCGCCATTGTTTTAAAAGTTTTAGTTATAACTGTTTTTCATTAGAAATTCCGGCTAGAATCTCTTTGAATTCTAAAGAGTCAAATATAATTGAATCTTTTCTATTTTCCATACAAAAATCAAAATAAACTTTAGAGTCTTCTATGTTGGTATTGATCAATAGTAGTTCTTTTTTTACTCTGTATTTTAAACCCTGTTTCTGACTAGTCCACTCCAGCCAGGTTATTATTATCAAGCTACCTTCACCATGGTTCTTTATCCTATCTCTTAGGTAATCTACCTTTCTTTGTAATTGAGATACTCTAGTTTTCCTTTTTATCTTCTCTGCCCTAGTATTATAAATCTCCTTATTGGCTATTTCTCCACATAGTAGGTCATTGGTTTCTTTCCACCTTATGATTAGTTGTTTGAGAGTTTCTCTTTCCATGCCTTACTGTATTTTTGTACTAGGTAATTAGTTAATTTCTCCTGTTTTGCTACTGATCTGGTATATGCCTCATTCTCATCGTTTTTTAATGAATCTAGTAGATGATTTAGAGTTTCCATTATAGAATCTAGTAGAGTGTCTCTAAACTCACTAGAAACTTCCCTAGCATCCTTATGGCTGATTTTTATATTGATTCTCTTAAGTGATCTTCTACTTTTACGGTTTTTGTTACTAACCTTCCATCTTTTTACCTCGGTTAGTAATAGTACTGCAGTGTATAGGTAATCTATATATTTATTAGCAATAAGTACATCCTCATCATGGCCTATTATTGAGTAGGTTGAACATACTGTATCATCTAGTATAGCTGAGGTCTTAATTATTTTAACATCTAGGTATAGTTGTAGAATGGAGGACAGTGGGTCCAACCATTGTGGTATGTTACCACATACTTGGAGTAGATTTACATTAACCTTTACTGGGTTGAATTCTTTTCGATGGGTTTCCTTGATAGCTACTATGTACCTATGAGCATCAGTTAGTTTCTCGGGTATCTTGAGTCTGTAGGATAGTTTGGGGCTACTTACAGTTCTAAGAGTGGTCTTGATTTTTCCAGTTAGGTGACTCATTTTGGTTTGGTAAGATTATACTAGATTTTGTTTTAGTTGGTTCAGGGTCTAGCTCCTGTAGTATCTGTTTTAGCTCCTCCTTGAAAGCTTTAGCATCTTGTTTTATCAATTGGTGCATCTCATCATTAAGCTCCCCGAACTTAAATACACTAGCATCCATTGCCATCTCACCGGCAGTCATCATTATCCAAAGAGAATTAGCCATACCAAATGTTATTGGTAAGTCTACCGCTTCTTCTTCGAGCTCTCTTGTTGATCTTTTGTGAATCTGTCTATCATTGACTTCACTGGGGCTCTGTCTTTTTCCATCCATGTTAGTAATTCTTTTCTAGTTGTACATATTACTAGGGGTGGTACCATTGGTAGTGTTACCATACTGGCTCCTACTGGTAATAGAGCTTTCATCGTAGTATTAGCTGTACCTTTTTCTCTAGCATTATCCATATCATCTGCCTTGGCTACATTGTGCTTCATTATCCTATTGAACTCAATGTACCATGTTTTCTTGTTCCTACTCTTTGGATGAATAAGAGATTTTACTACCTGAGTAGTCATTATACTCTGTGTTTGTGGGTCTATGAAGAATATTTCATCTCCTACCTCTGATTCTGAAAATGGTTTTTTCATAGCTCTAGGGTTGAAATGTTAGAATCACCCTTGCTTTCATTTATCTCCTTTTGTACCAATTTACTAACCCTGTGGGCTATCGTGGTATCATATGGATGAGTTAGATGTTCTTTTGTAAAACTATCTAGCATTGATTTGAATGATATAAGCTCGGGTCTATTCATAATAAGTGGGTTTAAAAAAAGGAGCCATCTCTGGCTCCCTAGGGTTTATTTTTTCTTTTTCTTCTTTTTCTTTTTGTCTTTTTTGTCATCGTCCTCCTCAGTGTCCTCCCAGTTAACATCACCCCCTCCATCAAGGTTTAGTTCTTCTTTAACCATGTCTCTAAGATCATCAAGGTCATCAGCATTATCTGGGTCCAAGTCTAGCTTATCAGCCTTGATAAGTTTTTTGAGCTCTTTCTTGTTCATACCATCAATCTCATCAGCTGTGTGAGTAGCTGCTTCTTCTTTAGGCTCTTCTTTCTTAGCCTTCTTTTCTTTTTTAGGCTTTTCCTCCTTCTCTACTACCTCAGCCTCTGGGTCTGGAACTAGAGTGCTCAATGATTCAAGATCATCAAACCCAACTATCACCTGAACTATCAGAGCAGTATTATCATTGAATTGAATAGATAAGGCACCCGAGGATAGCACCTCTGAGCTCTCAATCTGTTTACCTGCGTAAATGTCTCCTTTTGCTTTTGCCATTTTTTATTTATTGTTTAATTGTTAAAATACTTGGTAATATAAAGGGTAGCTTTCGTTTGCCACTAGTCACTACCCTTTACTAATCAACCATTCATTACTAGTCCTACACTAGTTTCTTAAACCTCAAGGTTGCTATACCTTCTTGGTCGGCATCTGCCAATGTTTGCTTAGCCATCTGTCTCTGTAAGTTGTTAAAGTTAGAAACTTCCTTGGATTTCATAACAATTTCGGTAGACATTATATTTAACTCTGATTCTGCTGCTAGCTCATTGGCTTCACTCTCATCAAATTTCATTTCTACATCAGTGCCATTTCTAGTTAGTTTGGCTTTTACTTCAAATGTTTTTATTGTGTGCATTTTCCTGGTCTTTTAGTTTTCTCTCTCTTCTTCTTAAAATAGTTCTAAAGTTCTTTTTTGATTGAACCGTTATACGTTTTGCTGGATAATCATATTTTTCTACTGGTATGGATGTCATTTCATGTTTCCATAATAGTACTTTAAATTTAAGCCCATGTATTAATGCCTTCTCACCTTTTATTACTATATACCTTCTAAAGTTATGTCCAAGGTAATCTTCGATAGCTTTAATAGCATGTCCTTTCTTTTTAAATGTATTCCTAAACAATACAGGGCTATGAAGTATTGTGCAGTCCACAACATAGTACCTCTTAGGTTTTATTTTCTTTTTTCTCCAACTCATCAATAGCTCGTTTCATCCACATCTTAACCGATTTCTCTAGGGCATCTGGAAATACCTTCTTTACCTCCAAGTACATCTTAGGAGCAAAGTTCTTGTATAGCTCTTTTACCTCGTATTTGTGTCTCAGCTTATCATATAGATCACTAGTTAAATCATAGGTTAAACTTTTCTTGGTACCTTCGTATATACCAAACTTATTCTTACTCTTCTTTTCTCGTTTTTTCTTTGGTATTCTAGTCTTTCTTAAGGACTTAGTTTTAACGGTGATGTTATTATCCTCATCCGTATTTGAAAATCTTTTAAATTGCCTTACTGGGTCTTTCTTTTTATAACCCCTCTTTTTCAATTGTTTGTCCATCCATAGGTCGAAGTCTTCCAACAACTCCCTGTCCATAGGTTGGTCGTAGTTTCTTATAAACCAAGATGATAGTGAACCCTGATCCCCTTCGACTAGCTCATCGAAGTCCATACCCCTCATAATACAGGCAGCTTGTAAATCTCTGTATACAAATGAGGCTAATTCCTTATAAGCAGAATATTTAGGGTGGTCCCTGCTTATGTTTAGATTGAATTTGTTTTTTCTTGACATGATTTTTTATTGAATGAATGATATTCAAATATATAATAAATCATAGATAGATCAAATACCTAATTTTTTATTCTTCTTTAGTCTTTTCCTGGCTTTGTTTGGGTCTTTGTTCTTGGGGTTTAGCAATTGTAAGTCCAAGTCCTTAAGTGCTGATTCCAAGAACTTCCTAGAGGCTATTCTCTTACGTATGTTGTTATAATTCAAAGCATAACCAGTCATTTGTCTGAACTTGGGCCAGAATAATTGACCCTCTACTGGGTTCTTTGGCTCGTCAAAGTTGTAGTTGTATAACAAGTCCAGAAACTGCTCAGCTCTTTCTGGTCTAGTGAATAGGTATAGGCCCACCCTTGATAATTCCCTAGCTGTATCGTCACTGTGCTCCACCTCAATGATTGAGTCGGCATAGTCAACGAATTTAGAGAATATGGGTACATATAATAGGTTATTTGGTTTTCTAGTCTTTGATGTATAAGAGTATCTTTTTATTATTTGCTCAACAGTGAACGTATTCATGGTTAATAGGTTCTTTATGTTGTTCTTATCATTGTTCTTGTTTCTCCTTTTGAATGCTGATGGCTCTTGTATCTCTTTGGGTAATATTCTAAAGTTATTCCATCGGTCGAATTCAAATACCATTAGGGCAAAGTTCTTATCTACAACAGATTTGGAGTTAACTAGCCTTTCCATCTCATCTATGATAATTTTATCCCTAACTGATGTTATGGTGAATTTTATCTTATCCACCTTTGCTACAGCTTCATTGGTTTTCATCCTTTGCTTTATAGCATAGTTTAGGTATTTTCTAAATCTCTTGTCTATTTTTACATAGCTGGGTATAACAGTATCATACATAGTTAAATGCTCTGAAAACATCTTTAAAAAATGTTGGGCTCTTGCCTCTATCTCTAGGAATTTATAATGAGCTCTTTCCATGATCTCACCTGCTTCCCAAGTGGATTTACCATGACCATACCTTAGAGATAAAGCTAGTTGCTCATCCTCAAGTAATAATTTCCAAGCCTTTTTATTATAACCTGTCATTTTTTCTTAAGTTTATATTCCATCTCATCAGTTGATAGCTCCTTCATTTCTGTGTTCATGAAGGACTCCTTGTATATAGTGTAGAAGATGTTCTCAAAGGATACTGTAACCCTTGACATGTGAGTTTGCAATAGTAATTTTACCTCTACTTCTTTTTTCTTTTTCTTTACCTTTATTATTTCTGCATCCAGACCATCGAATGGATACCCCTTCAATACAACTATCTTACCTTCATATAGGTTTTCTACATCCGCTGCACTATATATTGATTTAGAATTCTGGCTTTTTCTTATCCTTATTATCTCCTTGGTAGTTACTATACCTATGCCCATTGGGTTGTGTAAGAAGTAGCTAGGGTTCTTAGTGTAGTCAAGATCAGTGTATGCGCATCTATCAGTTACCCAAGCATAAATGGCTGTTATATCCTTTTGCATTTGTTTTAGCAAATGGCTATTAGGTAGGAAGTATTTAGGAACACTAAAGAACCCGTAGTTAAATAAGAATGGTATATCTTCAAAATGTTCTTTGCCTTTGTGTCTCTTATTTAAAACACTTACCATGGGTACAAATGAAGTGACACCCTTATAAACATTAGACTTCTTTAAGTCATCCTGTATAGTGCTTATATGTTTAGATGATATATAAGCACCGATCCAAATTACTGGTCTTTTTGCCATCTCTTAGTTTGAATTTTTCTAGCTACCTTTTCAAATTTCTTCCACTTAATATCAAGTAGGGCGTTTGTAGATGTCATAAACAATCTTTGCCCTTGATTTGTTATAATTATAGATTTGGGTTTTTGTAATTTTATGGACTTACTTAGTATCTTGTAATCCAAATAGGACATGATAACAAAGAATAACCCCTTAGGTAATCCATTGTATCTCATGAATAACATAGGCATCTTCTCACCCCTTACTCCATCTTCTAGTGCTTGATTCCAGAACTTAAGAACCTCCGACTCTACATTGTAGAACATCTTCTCGAAGTTTATGTCTCTATAGTTTTTTACCTCTATGGTTAGTGGAAATACGTAGTTCTTCTTTACACATATTATATCACCCACTGTATAGTCCAGAACATGTCCTCTTAGTCCTCCTGATGCTGGGCTTCTTTTAAAACTCATACCACTCCACTCTTCCCACCACTCTATAGCCTGTTTTTCTCCTCGTGCGCCTTTTGCCCTAGAATCTACTTTTTTAGCCATGTTATTGTTTATTAGATATATTGATCAATAGTACAATGCGATACTACTGGGTTTGGCACCCTTTACTGTAGCCTGCATGTCTACCATTTTTATGAGCATCCTCAAAATTTTCACTCTGAGTAAGCCATCTAAGATTAGTGTATAAGTTATTATGTTTATTAAAATCTATGTGATCTACATGTAATCCTGGTTTATACCCATCTACAAAAGCCATTGCTACTAGCCTATGTAGGTACATAGTTTTTCTACTTTTATAATTTTCATCAGTTATTAGGGTTACTAATATGTATCTCTGTTTTCTATTAGATGTTTTTCTAACTTTGCCAGTTCTAATATTTCTAACTTTACCGTGGTTAGAGACTTGGTACTTACTAAACCCTTGTATATCTTTCCAAATTTCCTTCATATAGTACAATAGCATATTGTCTATAATATCACTGTAGCACCGCTGCTGGCCCGTCTGAGTGATATTTGATTGTCTATATTGCTGGATAGGAACTCCTTCCTGTGGGTTACTAGGTGAAGTGGTAAATTCCTAGATTTTAGTAGAATTAACTCGGCTACCATGTCTATATTGGATTCGTCTAGTGACTCAAATATCTCATCCATTATGAGTAGGTTAACACTTCTTGATTTGTGTATAACATCATGGATGGATAGAGCTAAGCATACATCTACCAATTGTTGTTCTCCCCCTGACAAACTTGGGTAATCCCTTATATTATCCCCTTCGTAAATGAAGGCATTGAAATCTTTGTTACCTGACTCTAAGTCTATGAATAAATCAACTCTAAACCCTAGGCTCTTTGAGTATTCTAGCATGGCATTATTCACCAAGGCTAATTGAGATTGGAATATGTAATTCTTTAAGCCCTTGTTGGATAGAGCATCAGTTATTACCCACTCAAGTAATTTTACCTCCTCTATTAAACTGTCCCTATCAGGCTTTAGTATCTTTAGAGTTTTCTTATATTCCTTTACCTCAGTTTTGTATTTATTTAGCTCTTCTTTGTTTATGGGTTTTGATTTAAGGTCATCATATTTTTTTCTGAGTTCCTTTAGTTTTTTGTTCTCGCTCTTAAATATGTCTGGATTATACTCTATGGTATCATATCCCACATTTATCACTTCCTCTAGTGAGTTTCTATTACTTAAATGATCATCTTTCAATGATTCTAATATCTTGATACTAGAGTCTAGTTTTTTTAACTCCTTTTTCATGGTTTTTATACCCTTCTTCTTTACCTTATATTCTTCTTGACATCTCTCAAGGTTTTTACTCACAGTAGCCATTTGTTTTTCAAATAACTCCTTATCCAGAGGTTGACCACACTCATTACATTTTTTGATCTTGGACATTAGTGATATCTTTAAATCACCTATCTCTTTTTTCTTAGCCTTTACCATGGATATTTCACCAGATAGGTTTAGGTCTATTCTAAATTGTTGTTTTTCTACAGTCTCATATTTACTCATTTGTTTCTCCAATGAGTCTAAGTTTTTACGTATAGATTTCTCTTTATCTCTTAGCTCTTGGTACTCTGTTTTAGATTTATTTAACCTGTCGATTGTATTCTCTTTTAAGGCTATATCATCAGCTACATTCTGTAAATCATCCATTAGCCTAGTTTCCATTGAGGCTATGAATTCTTTCTTTGTAGCTATTTTATCTTTTGTTACCTCTATCTCTTGTTTCTTATCCTCCAGTAAGCTTTTAGTATTAATTAGGTCTTTAGATGCTTTCTCTTTACCCTGTGCTATATAAGGAACATCAAAAGCCTCCTCAAACATCTGTTTCTGATTAGGGCCTCTCTCTGATAGTAGTCTGGTTAACTTTTGACCGAATAAAATTGAGCTTTTAAATAACAAAAGAGACATACCTAAAAGCTCCTCTATTTTTTTCTGCTGATCCTTCTTGTCCCTAAGCTTTTCTAGCCATATTCCAGACACATATACAAAAATACCATTTCCACCTCTCACATCTCCCACCTTATCTTTGTAGTTTTTGCATCTTATAATTTTTACCTTCTTACCATCTACTAATAACTTCACCGTAACTTTGGTACCCTTGAAGGTAGTTAGTCCTTTTATAACATCCTCCCAAGGCTCTACTGATTTCCCGCCTATTGTTTTACCATACAATACCCAAGTTAACGCCGAAAAAATAGTGGTCTTTCCAGAACCATTTTTCCCGAATATTAAGTTAGTTCCTGACTGATCTAACCTATATGGAAATGGCTCCAGTATTGAGCCAAATCCTTCTATTAGTATGTTTTTAAATATTATCATTGCTGAACAAATCTTTTAACAGTTTTAGTTTTAGATAACTCAATTGTACCCATAAACCTAGTTAAGGGTTGAATGAAAGTTTGAATCCTAGGTTTTTTAATTGTTTTAACTTTACCTGCTCTCTTGTGACCCTCTGGATGTAACACTTGAGTTCTCTCCCCATTCACCCACTCCCATACTGGAACGAACCTATATTGAACTTCCAATCTTCTATACATCACATAGGGAACCCTAAGCTTTCTCCACTTCTCTTTGTCATTCATAGTATGGGTTACAACCCCCTGTACTATGTATAGTTCTCCCTTATAGTGTTGGTATACTCCAGGTTGTACATCATACTCATTTATCCAGTCCATCATTTTCTAGGTATTTAATTAAAGTGTTCCTTTTTTCCTTGGATTTAATACCCTTTACTTTTAGGTATTTTTTAGCTAGTTTTTTAGCTTTATCCTTGGGTTTAAATAATAAGTCATCTGCCTCGGTGGTTTTAATTATATCCTTTGGTATTTGAATCCAGAAATCAGTTTCATTTCCAGGCTCTTCACCCTCATTGTAGTATTTGAACTCTGGTAAGTTTAAGGGTTTAAATTTTAAAGTTCCATTTGACATCAATAGATTTAATCCCATTGTTGTACCACTGTCAGAGGTTCTCTGCTGATGGGTTGCTCCCAGTAGGTAGGTATTACTGAAAATCTTTTGTGGTTTGTGTATGTGTCCAGATATAGCTAAATCGAATTTCTTTAAAAGCTTATATAAGTTCTTGGGCATATCTGTTTCTACCTCATACCCATTAGGCTCTACAGCCCCCGGTAGGTGAGTATGTAATAGTATTATATTCTTCTTCTTTGGCTCTATCTGTTTCGATAGTGTTTCCACAGCCTGTATAACATCTGAATTGTTAGACATATAAGGCACACCATGTAGAGCATAAAGATCATTGTTTTTAGGTATTATAGTTTGGAGGTCTAAGTTTATTATATTTGGATATATTGTCGATAACATATTAATATAACTCGGGCTTGTATAGGCAACTGAATTTTTATCACATTGGTCATGGTTTCCAGATATGCAATATATATTTACTTTAGCCTCCTTAAATTTGTTTAGCCACTTGAAAACATGGTTGAGTACGGTGTTTTTTAGGTATTTTGGGTTATCGAAGAAATCCCCTCCAAACAATGCGTCTACCCCATGCTTAATGCATAGTTTTAATACCTTATTAAGTATTATCTCATTATGTAGTAATCTGGAGCTATCAGTGGAGAACCTCGCCCAATCCTCCACATGGGTATCTGAAAATATGATGAACTCAACCTTATTTTTCATATTAGTTACTTTCTGAGTTTCTTAGAATAATTGTTTTTAAATCAGCAGGGCTATAATTTACGCATTTAAGTGTTTTCTTATTATTGTCAAGGTCTATTACAAAGAATACTTCATCAACCGACACTATATCTGTATTTGGTATACCTTTTTGATTCGCGTACCACATTTGAGTTTCTTCAGCTTCTTCTATTGTTTTACAAGCTTTACTCATATTCGATCTGTGTACTTCATTGAATAACTCCCTAAATATGCTCCCTAATCCAAACTCTAATACCGAACCCGATAGTACATACTGTAAATCACATAATGCGTCCGCTACCTCAACCAAGTCTTTTTCCACAGTTGCATCCACTAACTCTTTCAGCTCCTCTGTTATTAAGCTTATTCTTAAGGCTACCCGATCTTCTGATGGTATCGTCGGATAAGTCTCTATGGAGTTGTTGGTAATTTTATGAAACTCTCTAACTAAATTTAAGCTTTTCGGGTCTCTCATCATTTTAAAGTTTTAAATGGTCTAATAAATGAATTGCCCATTAGTTTTGTCATATTATACTTTCTGGCAAGTCTGTTGAATTTTTCAACATTAAGTTTCGGGTTTTTACCCCCTATGTATTCAGTTTTGAGTTGATCTTTAAATTTGGAGTAGAAGTATCTCAAGTCAATCAACACTCGGCATATATCTATCAACTCTAGTAACTTATCTCTCTTTATTATAGTATGATCATCATTTGATTTCAAGAAGTTCGCTAAACTCCCATATTTCTCAAGTAATTGTGCTGCCTTAGTAGGACCTATACCTGGGTAACCTGGTATGTTATCAGAGTTGTCTCCTATGAGGGTTAACCAATCAACTGTGTTATGAGCATGGTAACCTTTCTCTTCAAAACAATTTTCTTCGGTTATGATGGTTTTCTTTTTCCTCTTGTCATTGAAGATACTAACGTTAGCATCTATGAGTTGGTCAAAGTCTTTATCATTACTGATTATGATGACATTGGTAAAACCGTTCTTACCTGCTAGTTTGGTTAACTTGTAAATCATATCATCAGCTTCACCTTTGCTGTTGAATATCTGCTTTACCCCTAGATGCTTAAACATCTTCTGTACAATGCTCTTTTGTTTTAAGAAGTTCTTGTAGTCAGTTAAAGATTTATGGGCTCTCTCCTTATAATTGGGTAATACCTTTACCCTCTCCTTAGAGTGTCCCCCATCCCATACCAGTATCATCTCGTCTGGGTTGAATCTACTGATGTAACTTCTGACCATGGTTACTAACCCATATATTATTGACACTACAAAATTCTTATAGGATAGCCTCGAGTAAGCATGATAAGCTTTCCAAGCTGAATTGTTACTGTCTACTATTACTAATGTCTTACCCATCTATAACCTCCTGTCTTTTTTCTACGTCCTGCTATACAACTACCTATATTTTGTCTTGAACAATTGTTATCTTCAGCTCCTTCTCTTGCTGTTGGGTAGTATTTTCTATTACCTTCCCCATCTACCCTGTAAAGTCCTTTAGCATTGGGTGAGTTCTCCCCTCTCAACAATTTGTGAGCTTCTGATAACTTCTTCCTGTGTGATAAAGAGAAATTAGCACCCTTCATGGTCAATGACATGTTCTTTGACCTGTCTCTGTAAGTAGTGTTCACTAAGTCAAACCCAAGTTCTACCATCCAATCAATCCAAGTATTTTCAGCTTTAAGCTTTTTGGACTCAGGTACAATATCCAATAGTTCAATCGTTGGCTCCTCACCCAAGGAGTTCAACCATACTACTCTCTTATTAGTTTTTCTACCTTTACCACCCTTAAATGACTTAGCTTCTTTCATATGCCTACTTAACCTATGTTTTAAAGATTCCCCAGTTTGCCCAACATACCTAGGTAAAAAGGTTATTGGGTCTTTCAATACATATATTCTAACAATATCTTCCATGACTAGTATAACAGATTAATTTATTATACTAGTCAATTAGTATTGTCTTATTTTTCATGAGTACTGGTTATTATTACTTTACCCAAACCTTTTATTGTGGGCATGGTTGATTTCCAAATATTTCTTACCCGCTTTATTTCTCCTACACTAGGTTCTTCGTGATCCCCATTGATATTTACCGTACCTTTATAGCTATTCATCATCTGATTGAGTTTTACCTACATTCACTGGATATAAATTTCTAGTCAGTGCGTCTATCTTTTCCTGAGTTTTAGAGATGGTATTAATACCAGACTTTTTAATCAAAGCTTTTCTCATCTTCTTGTTCTCTATTAGCTTTCTTAAAAAATCATCCTCTCCATTAGCTATACTTTTACCCTTGTATTTGTAGTGTGACCCACCTTTAGTAACAACCCCTAGTTCCTGTAGTATCTCTGGTAACCCATGATACCTGGAGAATCCTACGTAGCCATATATATCATCTCTAAAGTATACCTGAGTTTTGATGTTCTCCTTTGGAGGAGCAACCTTGTTCTTAGGTATAGTTAAGTAGATGTTCTGGCCCATCTTCTTTCCCTTCTTATCATCTTTGAACTTACCATCTACCATTTTACCTTTGATTTGCTTTGATCTAATAAGACCAACCCTCTGTGATGCATAAAATCTAGTAGCCTTACCACCTGGTGTGATATCAGATGCTTCATATATTGAGGCACCTACCTTATCTCTTACCTGATTCACCATTATTACTACCACCCCATACTCTTTATAAAAGAAGGACCTCTCTCTATACATACGGTAGATAGCTTTAGCCCTGTTGCCCATTTGAGATTTACTACCCATGGCATCCGCACCTATATTCTCTTCACAATCAAGTGCTGCAATAGAATCACAGACTACTACTATAGGTTCATTGTTAGTGAGCTTTGATCTCCAGTATATTATTTGATCCCTGTGCCAATCGGAATACTCTTCTACTGTATTGGAGGTTAGTACTTCAGCTAAAGATGGGTCAACCCCATTCTGTCTTATCCAATGGGGTGTCCACGCAAATTCTGCATCACCCCATAACACTCTACCTCCTAATGCTTGAGCTGCATAACAAAAGTCTAAGGCTAATAAAGATTTACCTGTCGACTCGAATCCAAATAACTCCATCATCTTACCGTAGGGTATACCTCCTCCTAACTGCCAGTTTAAGGCTAAGCTCCTAGATGGAAGCCATAAATCCTCTTCATCAGGTAGGGTAATCTCACCTGATGAAGAGTTTACGTATTTTTTATCCAGAGCAGAAGGTGATAGTAATTTTAGTTTTGCCATGTTTGTTTTTTAAAATGGTAAATCGTCTGAATCATTATCAGGCTTTACTTTTTTTTACCTTTCTTGTCCTTTTTCTTTTCAGGCTTCTCTTCTTTCTCCTTTTTGTTCTTGTCTTTCTTACCTTTCTTTTTCTTAGGCTTATCCTCTGGACTGATGTTCAAAAAGTTATTAAGTATAGTCTCTGCCTCTTCCTCTGTCTTAACATCCTTTCTTACCATTGCCTCAACATCCCAAATTTTATTGTACTCCTTATCTAATTTAGTAGGTTTACATGGAACTACTGAATACTCTGTGTCCATCATTGTTGAACCAGTCCTAGTTATCTTTAGGTCATACCCATTTTTAGGGTGAGTGAAGTCTCCCTGTTCCTCATCCAAGAAATAATCAATTAAGTTCTGAGCTGTACCTGATGTTAGAAGTAATAGCTTACCAGATTTTTGTTTGTTGATCTTCTTACCTTTTAGATCATCGAATAACACTACTGGAATAACATACTTCTTCTTCGGCTTTAATTTCTTAGCAAGGTCTTGGTCATCATCATCACCCTTCTTTAGTTTCTCGTACATATCTATAATGGGGCATGGTTCTCCAAAAGTTGCTGCCGATATAACTCCCTTAACATCACCTCCAAAATAGAACTGAGTTACCTCCAACCCAAATTCTTCTGACTCATCTACAGGTAGAGGTCTAACTCTAATTGTTTCGTCTGCCTTAATAAAGATCATGTTACCTCCCTCTGATCTGTCTTTCATCGCCTTCTTACGGGCTTTCATTTTTTCTTTTCTGTTCAAATCTGACATCTAGTTTTAATTTATGGTTTAACGTTCATTTCTAATGTTTGCTGATATGGTTTGTAGTAAGTCCTTTCGTATTTCAAATGATCTTACACAAACCTCAAGTAAATCTTTAAGTTCTTCAAGCTCTAGGACACTGCGTTCCATTGACTTCACCTTTTTATCCTTTGTCACCAAGTAAGCCTCTGCCTCCTTTAATGATGTATACCCTTTGTTCTTCTTAACAATGGGTATCATTCTAGTTTTCTTAGCTGATAGTTTTTTGTGGAGTTCCTTATGTTTTATAAGTATCTTCTTATGAAGCATAGCTACAAATGCATAACTTGTAGCATGGTTCTTCAATTGCTTTATCATGTTTTCTTTGTCTATCTTTAACTCTTTATAGACATTGAATTCAAAGACCTCACCATTATAAGAGACCTTAATCTCCATAACTTTTGAGGTCTCTGCATACTTATATAAATTACCCATTAACCTAATATGTTTATTATTTTATTCTTTCTATCATCCAATAGTAATGGGGTAATTAAATGTATTTTAGTATTACTATTCACCCTACTCATTTCTGCTTGAAACTGGTAATGATATAGGGAAAAAATATGGGTCACCATGTGTTGATAAACTTGAGAAGTTAACCTTGAACCATTATCTTCCACAAAATCAAACATAAAGGGTACTACAAATATGTGATCCAGTGGTATCATAGCTTGAATACAAGCTTCATAAAAATCATGGTTTATTCCATCATTTTGATACAACCCAGCTTGTAACATATAATATACAAAGTTATCTATTGGGCTTCTATCAGTAACAAACACTTGGTTGTCCTTTATAAGCTCTGACCTTCTGGTTAGTATCATTCTTTGCAACTCATATCCAAATTCTGGGTTATTGTGAGACTCCTTTATTACTTTAGCATGACCTTCCCGCCCTTCAACCCCAAACCTACTAGCTAGGTATTCTCTGTCGTCATCAGTTTTTAAATCCCCAGATGAACCAGACAAATGGGGTAAATTATAATGTTCTGCAACCCATTTTACTAGGGTTGTCTTGCCTGAGCCGCTGGCTCCAGAAAATGCAACTTTCATATTATTATTATTATTTTAGTTTAACCATTTATTATAATCCTCCTTTATACTATAACCTTCTAACCCTGCCCAGTGTTTACCAACCTCAGCACCCATCTTTAAAAATACCTTTTCCATCTTACAACCAAAGTACTTCTCTGATTCAGGGCTGGAGCATACCTCAACTATTTTAGGTACTGCTAAATGTATAAACTCTGGCTTAACATAGAAACCTATTGAATCATGCACTGTATATGCTTGAGGTTTATATTTTTCTATGTCAGTGAGTTTTAACTCACCCTTATTAACTAAATCTCTTAATGCTATGGATGATAGTTGAGTAAAGTCTGAGGCTGCACTCTGAATAGGGGCATTGATTGAGTCCCTCATAGCCTTCCTTCTCACACCGTCATCATTGGAATATATGCTACCCAGCCTTCTCTTCCTACCAAAGATGTTCATAACATACCCATGTTTCATAACATATTTTTCTTGGTGTTTGAACCATGCTCTAACGCCTGGGTACATCTCCAACCATTCGTTCTTAAAAATTTGAGCCTCTTCTTTAGTTACTATGTCTCCTGGTTCTGATAGGGTTCCAGCAAGCATCTTCGCTGATTGTTGATAGAGTATACCAAAGTTTATAACTTTAGCTCTCTTCTTTAGTTTGGTCCAGTATAGCCAGTCTGGATGGTCTTTGTTATCCAGTATAACTTTAACCTCATTATACATATCAAGTTTGCCAACTGATTTGCAGGCAGTAGCAACATGGATGTTATATTTTCTAGCAAAGATGTCTATCATTGCTTGATCATTTGCTATCTCTGCTACTACCCTTAACTCAGCCTGACCATAATCTACCTCTAATATTAGATGGTCTTTGGGTGGTACAAATGCAGTCTTTATCAATGGGGTTGTGGTAGCTCTAGGAATGTTCTGCATATTTGGGTCCCTAGATGATAACCTCCCAGTAACGGTGCCATGTATAAAGTAATTACCATGAAGTGTGTTGTGTTTTGTTAATTTATCTAAGATACCTACCATGTAAGTCGAGTGCATCTTAGTTAACTCCCTATAGTCTAGTAGGTTCTGAATGAAACCAGTTTTATCTATAAGTCTTAGCTCTAATAAAACCTCTTCATCCGTGGAAGGTCTGTCCGTTTCTTGTTTAGTTTCCTTATCCTTGGTGTACTTTATAATCTTAAACCCTAACCCCTTCGGTGAGGTGAATAGGAGTTCTATCATTTGATTGGGTGATGCAAAGTTTACATCATCTACTACTTCATTCTTTGAAACTAACTCCCCTGCTATATACCTACTTATCTTCTCATATCTATTCCTAACAGCCATATCCACATTTTTCATGGGCTCTTTTCCAGGCTTCAAAGGTTTGCCTTTCTTTATTAGTTTTATCTCTTCTTTTGTTTTAGTTATTAGCTTCTCTATGTGAGACTGTACTCTCCATTTCTGGAATTTCTTTATAACTTTTTCTTTCTTTAATAGGTCATGAGTTATAGCAATCTTTTTACCCTGTTCCTTTTCCACCTCGGCTAGATAGGGTTTATCTATCACCATCCCTACAAATTCTGATTCTGCTAGTACTCTAGTTTGCATCATGCACATGTTTCTAAATAGATCATAAAACTTGTGCTTCCAGAGTAGTCTCTCCAATACTAACATCAACCTTAAAGTTAAATCGCAATCCAGTACGCAATATTTTGATAAGGATTTTATAGGTATATTCCCCCACCCCTTATACTTGGCTATCATACCATGTACTTCATCCTCATAGTCTGCAAACTCTGGTAGTAAAGATTTAACTAAGGATTTAAGATCACTAGGTGGTGTCTCTTCTAAAAGGTATTTAGCAAGCATTGCATCGAAGAGTCTACCTCTCATCCTAATACCATACCTTAAGAACCATTTGTATTCAAACTTTAAATTGAATGCCACCTTTATAACATTTGCATTCTCACATATATGTTTTCCGAAATATTTTAGTATTTTCTTAGCCTCTTTTCTAGTAAAGCATGAGTCCTTATGAAATAGAGGTATAGCATATCCAGCACCTGGTTGAAATGAAACTCCTAATATGGTAGGTTCATCTTTCTTGTATTGAAACCCCACTGGTTTCTTATCCCCTTTAGATGTCAAGGGTCCTTCTGGTCCTGTAGCTTTAGTTTCAAAGTCAATGGATGCATACCCAGTCTCTTTACACCAAGCTACTATCTGTCTTACCTCTTCAAAGGTAGATATTATTTTATACCTCTTTTTACCCATATTTTTTTACATCTACTCCTGCTCTAAGTAACACTTTTAAAGGCTCTGTATCTCTGAACTCTTCTGAGTATTCTACAACCTTTATCCCAGATTGAATTATTGCCTCTGCACATTTTATACATGGGCTGTGTGTACAGTATATTGTTGCCCCTTGTAGTTTTATACCATTCTTTGCAGCAAAGTATATTGCATTAGCTTCAGCATGTATCGCTCTCTTGCAGGTCTCACCCAAAAAACAATTTATATCATTACATTCGTGGTCATCTTTAACTGGACCATTATACCCAGTAGCTATAATCCTATTTTCTATGGTTATTACTGATCCCACTTGTAACCTACCACATGTACCCCTTTGTGACATTAACTTTGCCATCTGTAGGTATAGGTCTCTTCTTGTTATTCTCTCAATCATATATCTAAATAGTATATTTAGTAATTATCATAGACCTCAAAATCACCTTGAAAGCAGTGTAGATTAGCTATATGCATATTTATATGCCCAGGTCTTAATCTCTTACCCACTCTACCCATGACATGGTATAATAACCTAACCGCCATGTATATATCATCTCTAAAATGCCTGATAACATCACATGATCTAATGTAATATGTTATATCCATCCTACCATTTTTTACTTGAAATAGATACCCCAAAGTACATGGTACTCTCTGACCTCCTAATGGTCCTGTATCTTCTGGGAACCATATGGGTAAGAATGCTTTTCTAGTGTGTTTCTGGTCTTTCAATAGGTTGATTACATCATCTAAATCTCCATACTCATACCTAATACCATGTAAGCTTAAATGTTTATGGGCTACGTGTTTAGGCCATATTCTTTCTGGGTAGGTATGAGAGAATTGCTCATCTTTTACATGTTTTGCGTTAGCTCTTACACCAAAAGGCCATCTTACATGAGATGGAGGAGGATTCAAGGGTTTACCTGATACCCTCTCTAAAAAATGCTCATCGGCCCATGGTAAATTGGGTTGGCATTGGATTACTAACTCATTGATATTGCTAGGTACTGGTGCTCTAAATGATATACCCAATACTTCTACCATCTTATCTAATGGAGTTGTGGATTGCCAGGAGTTACCTTGATGGGTTGTACCTGCTACTACTAAATGATCTTTACAAGCTTTTATAGCTCTACTTATACTTGAGTACTCTTTTATGGTTGGTGTCATCTCTTTCTAGTGTTATGTATTCTTAATTCTTGTGGGGTTTGTACATCTTTTGGAATTAAGTCTTGGTCAGGTCTAAGTTTTAAAGTCTTAGCCTTCATTGATTTAACTCCACTTATTGGTAAGCCATCCTTACCCTTCTGTATCTGCATTACTGACCTCCTGTTAACCCTAAACATTATTGATTTAGGGTCAGGGTGGTTCATGTATTCTTTGAATTTCTTTTTAACATTCACGTGAAACTTATAATCATCCTGATCTGTACCCTTTAATGACTTTTTTAATAGCTTCATTATAGGTTTCACATTATTGTACATCACAAAACTCTCTGCTGTAATATAAAAGGATGGAGCAAATAAGTGCACCTCAAATTCATTGTGACCATATATGTATTCCCCTATCCTTTGTACTAATAAGAAATCAAACAGTAACCTCTTAGTAACTTCGGATGTTCTGATCTGGAATACAAGAATTGGTTTGGGTTGATAAGGTCTTTTAGTAAATGTAATTGCCACTAAGCAATCCTTACCTGATCCGTGAGAGTTGTCGAAGTGATAAGTATAGTTATACATACTCGCTTTCTTAGCTACCCTCTCCGAGATAGTAGCACGTAAGAGATCAAGATAGTTAAAGTCTACATAATTATTCACTAGAGCAGTCCATTTTTGAAGAGAATACCCCAAGGTTATACCAAAGTCAAACTCTGGGTCAACCCATGCCTCCTCCATGGTTACATAGTTATTAAAGCTTAGCATCTTTGACCCTGCTAACCCTCCTCCTGTTGGTGCTATCTTACCTTGCTCAAGAAAAAGATACTCATTGATACCCTGCCAACCTTTCTGTAGGTTTTTAAACTTTAGTTGTGTTATGTGATGCATATTCTTTTGATATGGTTTCTAGGGTTGAATAAATATTTAATGGATGAGCACCTACTGAATCTAAGAATTTAGTAAAGTATAGCCAAGCCTCCATCAAGTTTTTACATAAAGTTTGGTAGTCTCCTCCCCACCCTTGAAGAGCTGACCTTAATACACATGCAAATTTAAACTGATCTACTTGGTTATGGTGATCAGTTTCTATTGAATATTTTCTACCCATCAAACCCAAGGTAAAATCTTTTTCTACATCCTCATCAGTGTAGATGGAGTAGGATGAGTAATTAGCTATCCTCATGGTATCATCAAATATATTGGAATGCCTACCATAAGCTAAAGATGTTTTCAGAGCATCATCAAAAAATATACCTGATAAATTTCTTTCCCTCAGTAGTATATCATAATACTCATTAATGTTTTCAGGCATTATGTTATTGTCTTTCATAAGTCCTATAAATACCCCCAAAGCTTTTGCTAGTGCTGTATTATAATCTTCTAATAGTTCCTTTACATCTGGTCCCTCCTCTGGGTTATAACCAGCATCAAATACATGTTGTATTTTGGATTGAATGTACCATGCTTCTGATAAATGAGTCATTATACATACCTCAGCTCCTATATTACATTCAACTATTGGGTCTATAAACTCATAGATGCCTTCTAGTAACATACCCTTATTAAATAACTCCATACTATCTATTTTAGTTTAATATAAATTTTGTCATCTACCTTTTTAACCTTGAGTTTACTAGAATCTTTTACTGCTTTTTGTATAAGTTTAGTTATCTCTGGTTTCTTAAGTAAGTTAGTAGGATCGAATTTTTTACAAACCTTTCTATGCAAACCCTTTAGATTCATCTTGTTTTTACCCTCTAACAACTCAATTATATACTTCTGTAGCTCTTCCATATCTATACTTACCTCCTCTAGGTCTTTAAAGTTACCCTTACTCTCTAGCTCTAGCCTAACCTTTGATTGGTACTGAGCACTTATGATCATGCATATTTCTGCATCACCACACTGACCACATACTTTACTATCCACTGAGTGGTGCATACCAAAACATGGATCATCCCCTGAACCGAACATTTCTATGGTTATGGGTTTCATGAAATTAACCTCGCTCATATTTATTTTTTTACGTTTTTTTCTTTTGGGTTTCATATATGATAATAGTCTATTTTTTATAGTGTTCCTCTATCTGTAGTTTCTCATTCTTATAGGCTATAAGTCTATGTTTAGAGTGCTTTTTAAGGTAGTACCCCTCATCCCAAAAATCATCCAGCCATGTGTAGTCTTTGGATTGATCGGTTCTGGTGGCTCTACCCAGTATTTGTATAACATTTTCAAAGGAGTCACCCCCTCCAGCATTGATTAGTGCTTGCATTAGTGGAAAGTTTTTACCTCTCTTGAGTATGTATGTACCTATAAGAATATCTATCTTACCCTCCTTGTACCTCTGAACTACTTCTTTTCTATCGGGTCTTTTGTGGTGTACCCAATCAACTACTAACCCCTCAAACCTTTCTGGGTATGCATCTATCATAGCCATCAATTTCCTAACATGGTTATGAAACTTTACTACTACTAGGATGGGTAATCTCTTAGCTCTCTTGTGAAACATTACTCTTCTTAGAACCTTACCATTTCTTTCATTGGATTGTATTATACCTAGATTCTCTTCTCCTAGGTAATCTTTGGGTATGTTAATTAAGGTATTACCCTCGTGAATATGTACCATCACCTCAGCTGAGTGCCCCTTATCCATTAGCTCTCGATTTCTAACCTCATGAATGATAGGACCATACTGAGCTATGATCTGTTGGTTCTTTTCTTTTTTTCTCTTGTCTACGATGACTGATCCAGACAACCCCACTCTAACATAAGCATTGTAGGTGTAGTTTAATACAGTTTTATATGACTTGGATGTTCCTAGGTCACACTCATCAACAATAACTATCGGGTACTTAGCAAGCATGTTCTTAACAGCATGTATTCTAGAGTAGGCTGTAGGTATCATAACTATGGTGAATGGTTTCCAAGAGATGGGCCTGTCTGCACATACTACTCCGATATCTTCCTTGGGTATAAAGTCGGCCATTTCCTCAACAGCTTGGTTAAATAGTTCCTTTGAGTTGACTAGATATAGGGTAGGTTTATTATAGACAGTATATATACCAGCAGAAGTTATCGTGTTGTGGTTTATAAAACCATTACCTATATAAGTATTACCATCGGGAACCTCTATATCATAACATAAATCCTCTCCCAAGCTTAGTTTTTTTATGAAGTCCCAAAAAATATTGGGGTTTAGGTAAGTTTCTAAAATCCTATACTCTTTTAGGTCTTTTAAATCACTAACATCACCCAGATAGAGTTTTAAAACTTCTTTACTTATATTGGTACCTCTACGCATATACCTACTTATTGGTATTTTACTCTTACGTTTAGTTTTATCTCGTAATACCCTGAGTAGATTGTTAGCCTCTTTAGGAATTATGTTTATGGGTTTATTCGATATACCAATAAAGTTTTTTAGCCTTTGTTCCTTTCTAGCTAATCTAAACCCTACTTCATAGTAAAATGTTTCTAAAAATGAACCCGATATTCTTAACCTATAAGCTGTACCTATTTTCTTAATACCCCTATGGGTCCAACTTGTCTTCTTTATATCAAGCCTAGAAACAATTCCTAGATTTAATAACATTTGTTGAACATCATACATACTATTTTTACTTACAGAGGTAATACTAACTTCTTCTACCTTTCTACCAACTCCTGAAGTACCATCAGTATCAAAATACCCTTGTAAATAAGCTGTTTGAACCTCTTTGGGGGACTCTAAGATAACTCTAGGTACTCTTTTGCTATGAGAGTTGTTCTTAAGCTCCGGCACTATATTAAATAATTCCTCTAATGTTTTTGAACTTTTTTGAATCCTATTTAAATTTACCCTTCTTCCTTTTCTTGGCTCTTCTATATTGGTATCAATATTTAGTTTATTTTTTAATACCCTTTTTATAGTTTCTAGTATATAAATATCATCCTTATGAGAGCTTATTGCAAATCTTTTTTTAGTTATATACCCATCCCCATGCAAAGCTCCTAGTACGTAAGCTAAATCTCCATCTAAACTAACCCCCATTATTTTTTTGGGTTGCCCAAAACATTGTTGGTTATAGTATATAGGTATAGTGTTACTTGTTTTTAAATTTGAAACCTTTTCCCAACTTAATAGCCCATTAGGTTTTACTATTTTAACTCTGTGATTTTCATAGCCTGAAGTTAAAACATAGCCTTTATTGGTTATAATTTTTATTGTTTTAATAATGCCAGATTTTAGGTAGTGGTTGGTTTTTTTATATCCATCCCCAGTTTCTATTGATAGTTTCATATCCACCTCTTTATTTATTACCATGTTTGGTACTGCTAAATCCTCTATCTTTAGTAGCCCCTTACCTTTAATAGATAAATAGGTATCATACTTACAACATTTACCAAAGTTTGTGGCTCCAAATATTATGCCTCTAGGAAAAGGTAGTTTACCAAGTTTATTATTAAATAGAGACATTAATGACTCTCCTTGGTAATCCCTTAATTTAAATTTGTTGTTAAGTGTTTTGGATAGTTTTTCTGGTCTTATTGGAAATTCCCTCTGGTCCACTATCTTGTACTTTTTATCCAAGGCGTTTAGTGTTTCCAATAGGTGAGGAACTTTACCTGTGGCTATGTAGCCAGCATCTGTTATGAATTTTATAAAGCCATCCCATGAACCGTTCTTGAATGATGGAGCATAGAATGCACCTTTAACTCTAACTCTCATACTGTCCTGCTTTCTCAACCTTATCATTAGCTTTGCAGAGCAATCTATTTTTGATTTGTTATTCTTTAAGAATATAGTTACCATGGTTCCTCCTCTTTTTTAAAGATATGTGATAGTTTTTTAACCATCTTCTTCACTTCATCACTTTTTAGCTTAGGCATGTTTGCTGCTGCCCATTTTATAACTCTACCCTTTGCATTAGGTGTTATCAATTGATTGGGTTCTGGTATACCCATTGTCCATTCCAATAATTCAAAGTTGGCTACCACATAGTTTTTACCAGATATGTTTAATGCTTTAGCTATCTCTGCTGCCTTAACAAAGTATATGTATTTGTTAGGTAGTTCTACATAGTCTGGGTTCATCCCAGTCTTATCTAATACTAAGCTCACATAGGTATTAAATATTTCATCAGTTATGTCTGAATTTATATCATTACATATAAGGGTTTCATTTTCATAGGATTGGCATAACTCCTCATGCTTAGAATTTAATTGCAATAGGTTGTAGTTGTTCATTAGGTCCATACCCAGGTTTATATAGATTATATAACCCTCTCTCTGCTTTAAACTGAAGGTTTTACAAAAATCAGTTGCAAGTTCTGATGCTTCTTTAATCTGTGACCACTTCTTATTACCCTCCTTAATTATCTCTGTGCCCTTTCTCTTCCTTTGTTTTCTTATGCTTTGTAAAAGTGATGCAAACATCTGAGCTGCACCGGTAGTAGAATAGGTTATTGATCTTATCTTTTTCTTGTCCTTGGATTTGAATTCCAGTGAACTCCTATGATAAATTGAGTATTTCTTTCCTCTACTCATTAGGAATTCTACTAGATCAGTAGCAGGTATGCGCTCCTGTAATTTATCTGAATACTCTATGATCAAAGCATACAAAGTTGATTTGGTTATATGTAAAGATGGTTCTCTTTTCATGCCTTTGGTAAATATTCTGCTGGTCTTGGTGTAGAAATGTATTTGTTGTATATATCTGAATAACTTTGCCAAGGTTGGTTATCTACATACTCCATAGTTTTCTTTTTACCTATACTATTTACATCTACCTTCTTAACCTTTCCTAAACTCATTGGTAATTTAACTACTTTTACTTTCTTATGAGGAGCTAACATCATCCCAGTTCTTAACCCTTCCCAGTAAGCATCGGGGTCTAGTATTATAACCACCTCCTCACAAGGAGACTTTATAACCTTAGATAGTTGGTAGTTAGATATCCTCTTACCAACTATGCCAAATGCCTTATCACCTATAGTTAGAGCATTTATGGATGACTCCACCATGTAGGTCTTCTTGTATACACTTAAGCAATCTACATTGTAAACTAGCATGGATTTACCTACTCCAAATTCATCATTTGATGGGTTCTTATGAGCCTCCCCTACATTGATAAATTGCCTAGCATTAAAATAGATAATCTTACCCTGTTCATAAAAAGGTATTATGATTCTGCCCCCATATTTTCCTTTAGTACAATAACCTACTCCCCTCATGGATAGTTTCATTGTTTTAAAACCTCTACCCTTCATGTAATTTCTTGCAAGCTTTGAATAAGTTGAATCTCCTAGGGTTAGTAGTTTATATCCTTCTGGTAAGAATCCAAACTTCTGGCTAATCTCCTTTATCTGTTTGTCTAGTAGCTTGGAGTCATCAAAGGTTCCTATAAACAACAAAGCCTCATTGTATGTAGGTATCTGTTCTACCTTCATTAATAAGTCTATTGGTTTTGGGTGATACCCACAGGAGAAGCAATTGGTTCTATCCATATATACATTCATACCATACTTACCATCCTTACCACAGTTTGGACACTCCCCATGTCTTACCCAACCAGTTCTGTGGATATGTCCACCTAATCTATGTAGAAACCAAGTGGTTATTTTGGCTGATATGTCTTTATTCAGTATCATTGTTAAGATCAGTTTTAACTATTGACTTTCTCTTAGTTTTTTCTTCCGCTCGATTCTCCACTCTCTGCCCATCCACAAATTGCTTTACCTCTTCTCTTGTAAACTCCTTCAATCTTTGAGTTGTAACATCAACATGAAAATAGATAGCACCATTTGGAAACCCATCTCTCTGCTCCATAATCTCCAGCCTCAATACCCCAAGCTCCTCCTCCACTGCATTTTGTTGTATTCCAAAGAGGGTATCTACATGTCTCTCTATGTCAATACATTTAGCAAGGTCTGATGTCTCATATACTTTGTCCCTTTTATCATAAGCTTTCCTGACAACGTGGTGCCCTGTTATAACGTGGTCGAAGTCATTGAATTTAGCCCAGTTCTTAAGGTCTAAGTAGGCATCTGATATTTTATTTAGATCATCCTTTGCCCCGGTTGTTGCTCCCATGATTGCAGCATAATCTACTATCGCTACATCAAATTTTATACCATACTCATGGTACACATCATCAAGTTCCTTTTGAAAGTCATCTGTAGTTGAGTTGTTCCTCATCCTTATGACATATACCTCCCCACCCATCCGTCTAAACCTTCTATATTGTTTTTCTAGGTCCTTATCATAATCCCCAGAGATTATTTGTTTCTTGTTTTTGTTTATAACTAACTCATCAATTCTTAGGCTAATACTCTCTTGCCCATTTTCTAAATCAAAGTATATTACTTTCTTGTTTGTTTTATTATTACCCTTCCTACTCATGTAATCTTTAGCAAAGTTAACCATTGTCATGGTCTTACCTTTCTTGGGTCTATCCACTAATACTATGACAGAACCCTTACCATAGCCTCCAGCATTAGTAAGTCTATTTATTTGAGAATAAGGTGTAGGTATTATAGTATCATGATTATGCCTCTCTAGGAGTCTATGTTTTAATGCTCCTACCATGAAGGTTCCCTTGTCTTGGTCTAATTCTATCCCTAGATTTACAGCCTTCTGTATATTCTTGGATAGAGTAGCATAAGAATCATAGTTTTGTAACTCGACCCCTTCCAGTGTATTTCTTAGTTCTACATAGGAGGCAAATTGTTTACAATGAAATAGTATCTCATCGCCGTCTTTAACAGGAGTTTTATATAGCTTCTTTACCCTCCTTTTAATTCTGTCTTTATCAGGTGATAATAGTTCTTGTGCATAGTCCCTGGTCTTGAAGAGCTTATTTAGTTCTTGGTTTAACACAGAGGCAGAAGAGGGCACTCTCTTTTTTCTTCTAAAAAACCTAGATAATGCGTGGGTTATAACCATCTGATCATCCACCTCAAAGTAGGTATGTTTGATCAATGACAATGCTTTATAACCATATTTATCCTTTACTATAAACCTTATTATCGACCATTGAAAATCTATATCAAATTGAAACTTGTTTTCACTCATTAGAATACAAAGTATTAATTATCAGAAAGTTAGAAATTTGTTTTTGAAATATAGATTTTTATATCTAATTTCGGATTCATAATATAATTATTCATTAATAGTATACCCTAAATTTATGGAAGAACACCGATTGAAACCAATGAAACCCAATTACGATGAGCAGTTATTTAATGAATTATACAGGAATACCCAGAGTTTACGTAATAAACTTGCTTATGGTATTGACCCTAAAATATTTGGAGTGGATTACAAAGAGATACTATCTTGGTTTGATGTTAAATTTATCTTCGTGTTTAATAGATACTGTGATGAGAAAAGTGATGAACATTTAAAGGCGACCATCATAAACTCATTGAAATTTTTTAAGAACCGAATACTTAAATCCTCCTACTCTCAAAAGAACCAAGTTAATAACCATACCTTAAACCTAGATGATATCAATTCAGAGGGTTTAAAAATTGAGTATGAATACAAGGAGAAAGATACCTACCTAGAGTCTGCCATGAATATCATGAAAAATAAGCTTACACCTGAAGCTTATCAAATACTATCTATAGAAATAAACCCACCTCTATATGTATTGAATAGGTTAGCTAATGATCCCAAGGGTAATACAACAAAAATCCCAAGCAAGATAATAGGTGATTATCTAGGCTTGGGAACTAAGGAAATCAATACCTTTAAAAAAGAGATAGAACTAGTTTATAAAAATGGTATTATATGAGATATTTTATAAATATCCAACCCCTATTCATAACGGCATCATTATAAAAAGTACTATCAAAGCTTTCTGAACTTCTTCTAGCTAAGGTAATATTTGTATCTGTTACTTGAGAAACACCTCCCCTTATATTATAGGATATTGTATTCATACTATTCAATGGTAATAGACTAGATAAATTATCAGGTTGTATCATAGCAGATACATGTCTAATCCTTAGCATGGCAGTAGGAGATATACCATGAGCAACAATTACAGTATTATTAGTATTCATATCCCACACCCCTATCTCAATTACTTTGGTTATTGTGGTACCTGTAGGCGTATCAATAGAATAAACCTGGTCTCTTCTCAAGGCATCACCTGCTAATAAACCTACTCCTAACCCAGTTAATTTGTTATTACCCATTGATTGGTTACCAGTAAAAGCATTGCTACCATCCTCTCTTATAACTTGTTCATACCTTGCCGCTTGACCCGCAGCAGTTGCAGCAGCCAACCCAGTAACCTTATTATTAGCCATAGCTAAGTTGCCACTCATTGAATCTCCAGTTTTAGAAACCTTACCAGTTATGTCAGAAGCATTGTTATCAGAGGCTGATTCGTTGGCTGCAATTGCTGCATCCATCTTACCAGCTGCAACTACTAAGTCATCTCCATTATTTATATAGTTGTTAGATGAGTAGACTGTGTTTACATCACCCACTGCTGTTAGTAATGCTGCAACATCACCATCCACATCGGCATTGTTTAAGTTTCTCCACCCTGTCCAAGCTGCTCCACTATCCACTGAGCTCCTAGCATAAACTTTACCTGTTACTACTGCCATAGCTAATTGACTTATAACTTGGTTGGTTCTAAAAACCATCACACTAAACCCTGTACCTGAGATAGGAGGGTTTAGTATAACATTAGGAGAGTTAGCTATATAGAATACACCATTTACCAGTAGCCTACTAAAATCATTATAGTGTGCTTCAGTGGGCCATCTGTTTAACTCTTGGTCATCTCTAGCTACAAATGCTTTGTTACCCGAAGAAAAAGGTTCGTCAGCCTTTACCCAGATAGTCTCAGCATGGTCTGTAGCATTGGGAGCTATTATGAATCTACCTATTATTACCTGAGTATTAGCATTTGATACTGTTGGTATGGCTTCATCTTCTATAGCTCCTTTAATGATACTATAGCTAGCAGTGGCGCCTCCCCCTGAAGCTAACCACTCGTGAGTCATCACTAGTATATCAGTTCTGTTCATAGAATTACTAGGGTTGAAATCCAGGTTAAGAGCAATTGCTTCGTCCTCCAGAACTAGCGTTCCATTAACTGATTTTACTGCACCATAGGGACCGTCTAGTGCATCATTAGTCTCTGTACTAATAGATATCCCTTTTGGATGACTAATCTCAATAGAATTACCCGATATGATAGCTAAACTATCCCAACCAGCTATCAAGCCAGGAGGTACATGCATAGCCAGAAATTTATTCTGGTCATACGATGTAAGGGGTTTTAAATAATCTACGTATCTTATCTGGGCCATTTCTTATTGGGTTTAAATTACCACTTACTTACTTTCTTCTGGAAGGCTATCAAGTCCTCGTTTAAAACTAGGTATTTCACATGAGCCATACTAGTTTTTATAACCTTAGCCTCTTCATCTTCCAATGATATATTTATTTTATTTAGCTTAGTTAAATCAGGCTCATCTTTGTCTTTCTCATCTTTGACTTTCTTAAGCCCATCCTGTATCTTGTTTAATATTTTGAACTTTACCTGCTGTTGTTCCAAATCACCTAAGCCACCCCCTGGTTCTGGAGTTTTTATAATCTCTAATAATAGGTCAAAATATGAGGTGGTTGAATAATTGTTCATAACCTCAAACCTCTTCCCTTCTGCTGTTCTAAAGTTAGTTATCTCTAACCCAACTTCTTTGTTTTCAATTTTTTTCATTAGTTAATTTATTTTAGTTTAATCAATCAAAACCTTTTATATCTTTTTCTTTAGCTCTCTTTATCTTAAGCTCATCCTCCGCTCTACCATCAGCTACTACTCTCTTCATGTCTTGTTTAATTTTATTACACATGTGTTGTCTTTTGGATATAGAGTTGGGTTGCATTGGAGCCTTGTCACCTGGTTTCTTAGGTACAAATCCCGGCTCAGGTACTAGTTCCTGATAAGGTCCAAACCTTACAGCGTAATACTCTTCTGCTTCTGTCATTAAGCTCTCGGGCAATTCTAATCCCAAGTTTACCATTTTTTCTTGTCCAGCCATTTTATTGTTTAGTTTATATTTAGTTACTTATTAATAGTATTCTTCTAGGAAGCTGCACTAAGTCCTGTGGAAGCTAGTAAAGCATTGATGGCATCTATTGCTGTCTTATGCGCATCTATTGCTGTCTTAGCTGCTTTATTTATATGCTGGTTTGACTGAGCCATCAGCTGCTAATGGCTCTATGGCTAGATTCTTAATAAATAAGGCATTCAATGCCGCTATCTTTAGGCTTTTTA